ATGACAAAAGAAGAGCGGGAGGAGCTCATTCAACAAAAGGAAAATCTCAAATTACTTTTTGAATTCCACAGCGGAAATCGGGTAATAAAAGGAGATCCGGAATTCGAACAGCACATAAACGATATTTTGGATATGATTGCTGAAATAGAAGAAAAACTAAAAGAGTAACTAACAAATCCCCTCTTCGGAGGGGCACAAAAAGTATATATATGAAGGATTTATCAAAGTTTTTACCAACCGATGACATGCGGGCGGATTTTGAAAAATTCAAAAGCATGTCACCTGAAGAACGTGCTGCTTTCCAGGAAGAACGAACTCGGAAAGTAGAAGCTCTGCCGGAAGACGAACAAGCTGCTTTTATCAAGGCTACCCATCAAGGATTAGTTGCGATCAAAGACGAGCTGCAGGATATCAAATTGACATTAGAATTAGGAGATGTGGCAAATGCTCTTTCTTTAAGTTATATTGCGAAGACGTACTTTGGTAAAAGTAAAAATTGGCTTTACCAGCGTTTGAATGGCTATAAAGTAAATGGGAAACCAGCACAGTTTACAGAAGAAGAACGCAAACGTTTTGCAGAAGCTCTCCTTGATTTGAGCCGGCGAATAAATGAAACTGCGCTTAAGTTTGCTTGAGCTCGGATTGTTTAACAGCAATTATGAAGAGGCTGCGTCAAAATAGGCGCAGCCTCTTTTTTGTAAGCTGTTGACAAACATAAAACAAAGCCCAGGCTTTCCCAAGCGTGGGTTTTGTCATGTCAGTATCTCGGATTATACATCCGAGGATCAAATATTTTGGAAAATTCCGCAAAAATCGGTCGCCTGAAAATAATTCGAATCTCAGAACACAAAAACAGAGGCTATGCCGTAAAACTTAATTACGACACAGCCTCCCTTTTCTTGTTCTCATCTCTCCGTATGACGGTTTCCTCTACAATTCGCCGGGACGTTCTTCTTCGCCTCCGCCAGAATCGTTCGTTTCGGAATTGCTGACGACGAAAGCGAACCGTTCGAACTGGGTATTCTCTCTCGCTTTGCGGAGCAACGACCCCGGACTGAACACGATGCGCGGAGTCTTGATCATCTCCGAATCAAACTCTTCGTCCGTCGCACTCCCGTACGCACCGCATTAAACCCTTATAATAAGGGAGTTTCATAAAAGACACCCGGAAAAGTACCCATTATCGGCATTTCCGGGTGTTTTTTGTTTGTTTTTCTGCCGGAACTCCCGGCTTACTTCCTATTTTTAACAATTTTATGGCGTATGTAAAAGCCCGCCGCAAGAACCGCCGCTACCCCTATTCCGCTAAGTACCCAAAGAAACGGGTTCGTTTTCGGGTACTTTTTTTCTTCTGTCTGCGCGGTTTCCTTTGTTTCCGCTTCCGCCGTCGTCTTCTGCGTTTCGGTAACTTCTGTTTCCGTAGCGGTAGTAATGCTCGTTTCTGTCGTTTCCTGCTTATCGCCGTTTATAACTATGCGTCCGGTAGTTATTGACTTTACGTTAGGCGGTTTCTTCACCCCCTCAATAGCCGATGATAACTCCGTATTGTATTGCCGGGCTTTGCATGATTGCCCTTTTACCGTTTCGTTGGCTTTCCGGGCTGGTTCTCCCTTCACAGCTTCCAATGCCTTGCGTACTTCTTCGTTAAACGTGCTGTCGGCTTTTTGAAACTGTTCTGCAAAGCGGTTCGGCTTTTGCCCTTCCGGGTAATACTCCACTTTTGTAAACTCTATGACTACGTTCTGCTTCTCGCTGCTTCCGGCGTTTGCCGTAGCTATTGTAGCCGTCCGGTCTTCCGTTCTCCGGTTTCCTTCCGTAGTTGCTGTTAGCTGGCTTTCCGCCGCCATCTTTCCCTTACGGGTACTTCGGGTACTTGCGCACCCGAAGAGCAAAAGAAGCAAGAAGAAGGAAAGCAGGGTTAAAATAAATCTTCTCATACGTCCGTGAAATTTAAAATTTTGTCCTTTCCCTTCTTGTTAAGGGTAAGGCTTCCGTAGTTGATACAATTAAGCCGGTTAAGCCATCCTTTTTTGAAAACTATCTGCGACGGGTCACGTCTTATTATTCCTTCAATGAAGGAAATGCGGGTGCGCTTTATTTCCGCAAAAAGTTCGCGGGCGTTCCGTCCGTTCAGCGCGGCTAAGGTCTTTTCGCCTACTATACCGTCCACGCTTACCCCTAAAATACGCTGCACTCCGGTAATGCCGTTCTTTCCCGAAGCCCAAACCCAATCTACAACCAAGTTTGCGACGGACTGGCTTTTTATCCGGTCTGCCTTCCATCTGTCCCAATAGTGCGGCTTCATCACGCGTCTAACCGTGTCTTCTTCGGTTATCAAACGCAAATCATCCACATCTATATCGCCGTCACCGTCTTTGTCGTACCCTACGGCTTTCCAAGTAGCGATAGTAACTCCTTTGTTTGTCGCCCCGCCCTTGTCTGTCGGGTGGTTGGAAAATCCGGCTTCCCAACTAAGAATGAAAGGGGCTAAAATTCCAATATCTGCCATACTAAAAAATTAATCTACAAATTCGGGTAAAATGTACTGTATGTTCATGGCTGCCTCATGAAGTATCGCATGTGCTTTTTCTTCGCTTATCTGCGTTTCGTGCGTGAACTCGCAAAATATAGACCCCACCCAATCGTGATTATTGTCACTAAGCCGCTTTATGATAACCTGCGTAGTGCCGCAGGAAGAAAGCAACGATTTCGCGTAACGGTCTTCTACTTGCGCGTCAATGTTTGAAATGTACATAAACAAGTTTTTCGCAAGGTCTGCGCAAAACTTCGCTACATCGCACATTTTCAAATGCTGAATACGCGGCTTCATGCTTTCCACTCCCTTGCGTTTACTCTCGAAATATATGCTAACCATGCTTTCGTTTCCTAACGGGTGCGGCTGTACTATATAAACCCGGTCGGCTTGCAGTTCATGCAATACTTCCCATAGTTCCCCATGCACCAGCGCGGAATTATCCGCACGCCGTTTCCGTTTTTGTTCATGTTCGGCTCGCATTTGCTCTACTTTCAAATCCGTAATTTTGTTTTTCGTATATTGATTGTAGGCAAACCAAGCCGCCATTATAGTGCCTATCGCACTAATTATTGCTGGTAAATATTCCATAGCCTTTTGTTTTGATTAATATCCGGCTGTTTGCAAATCTCCCTTTACCATAGCCTTAATAGCCATTACCCGGCTAAGGTGTGCTTTATAGTCCGCTACCGCTTGAGCTTTGCGGTCTTCGTCCGTTTCTATACCCAACTGTGCGGCGTAATAGTCGTTAATCAAAGAAAATTCTTCGGTTTCGTCTATTTCGCTACGGATAACCGCGCGCGTAAGGCTTTCGTAGTCCGGCTTCTGCCAAACCTGCACCGTGTCGTAGTTGTAAACGGTCTTTTCGCCCGTTTCCGGGTCTTCTACCTTTTCTTCTACTATGTTGTAGTTGTAGTGGTAAGAACCATTACCCAGCGGCAAAATAATCGCGGGTCTAACGTCTGAACTTGATTTCATAAGGTGTAATTTTGTTTAACTTGTTAATTAAATATTCGCTGTCGCTGTATTTCGCCCAACCCCACCACGCGGCTAACGTCTGCTTAAATTCAGCCTCGCTTAGCGGCTTCTTCCGTTTCCGTAATTTGGCTATCTTTCGGCAAAGGTTCTGTTTGATACGCTTTCTAAGCCGTGTTTCGTTCAAGTAGAATACATATCCCAAGAAATCAATACCACGCCCGAAGCTGTCGCGGTGGTCACGTGCCACCGGAAAAACTTGTTTGTTCTGTTTGATTTCCAGTTTTACGTTAGCCGTCAAATAGCTTTCAAACTCTGCCAGCAAAGCGTGAAGCGTCTTTTTGTCGCTATGTAATACTACAATGTCGTCAGCGTATCTGAAATAGTACCTTACCCGCTTTACTTCCTTTACCCAATGGTCGAAGTAGGTAAGTACAAGATTTGCTAAATATTGGCTAAGGTAGTTGCCAATCGGTAAGCCTTCCGCACTGTCTATAATTTCGTCCAAAAGGTTGAGTAGCCGTGTGTCCTTAATCTTCCGGCGAACAATGGATTTTAGTACGGTGTGGTCTATGGAAGGGTAAAATTTGCGTATGTCTATTTTCAAGCAATACGCGCAGCCTGCCTTATCTCTGTCGATAACGTGCCTTAACTTATTTGCCGCCGCTTGTATGCCACGCCCTTTGATGCAGCTATAAGTGTCCGCCGTGAAAATAGACACCCATATAGGCTCTAAAATGTTCATTACGGCGTGATGTACAATCCGGTCGGGAAAGTATGGCAAACGGAAAATCTCGCGTTCTTTAGGCTCGTATATCGTAAAGGTACTATATTCCGAAGTTCTGTAAGTTCCTGCTTTCAGTGCTTCGTGCAAAGACAAAAGGTTGGCTTCCTTGTTGCGGTCGTGTAACTTTACGCCGTAGGAATGTAGTTTGCCCTTGCGGGCGCGTTCGTCCGCAAGGTGCAAATTATCCAAACTTATTATTTTGTCGTAAAGGTTGCCTAACCTTTTCATAGTAATTTCTTTGCTGATTAAATGGTGTTCTTCGGTTTCCCTACCAAACCCCGTTAATGGTTAATATTTTCCGCCTTCCGGCGCGGTCTTTGTCCTTATTAGCTTTACAAAAAATCAGTATAGCTGAGAGCCGATATTCGCATTCGTATTCGTAGCCGTGTTATTCGTATTCGCGTACGAAAGCCCGGCATTCGCGCTGTTATTCGCATTACCGCCGAACAAGACACCCGAAGGACAAACAACCGTGAAAATCTTCCTACTCAAAATAATAGCGCGTTCCCGAAGCCCGCATAGTTACCTTTCGCGGGAAGGCGTTACGCTTCTTTATTTCCTGCAAAATGTATTTTATTTCGCTGGAATTTGTGAAGAACTTCTTTGCTTCGCTTTCGGGGTCGTCCTTCTTGAACTTTATTTTCACGAGGAAACGGTTCGCACCGAATTTCGTTTTCACGTCTTCGATAAAATCAATTAACCAAAACTGCAAATTGATTAGTTTCTGCTGGGTGGTTTCCGGGCAGTTGAAATGTTTGTTCGCTTCGTCCGGCTGGATGTTCAAGAACGAAAGGCTACCGTCATCTGTGCTATTATTGTTTGAAGTCATTTTCTTGTATTTTTAATTATTAAACATTTCGTTTCGTGACGTATTACGCGGCGGGGATAAAGCAAAGCCGAGAGCCGATAAACGCAGTCGAATCCGTAGCCGTGCGATACGCATACGCGTACGAAAGCCCGGCACCCGCGCCGTTATTCGCACTACCGCCGAACAAGACACCCCTTTGCGCTACGCCACTGGCTGGTATGTTGGTATAGAAGTAGTCGGCAAAGTAGGTAGTAGAACCTGCGCCCACTTCCGTAGGCATATTTTCCCCGTATTCGCCTATCATCATGCGCTTAACATAACCTTCCTTGCGTGGAAGTTCGCCACGTTTTACGTAATTGTCATAGTTGGTATCTTGGTAGTTCGCCGGGTTATCGCAAGTATAGAAGGAACTTACGCCGCCATCCGCGTCTGATTCAATGGCGCATTTGCATCCGTCCGTCCAACTCCAAACATGCCCGAACGGGTTTTCTATTCCTCGGTATGAAGGTACTTTTACTTTGGTAACTACGCCCGTGTCGTATTCGTCCGGCATGGTGTATTCTACCACACCCGAAGCGTTACCCAATGAATTGGTAGTACCGCAGGGCACAAACGGATAGTAGCTGTTGAAGGTGTTCCACTTTGTACTGTTAAGCGTCGTAACACCTGCGCCTAACCCGCCTTGCTTGTACCCTTCGCTCGTAGGTTGCGCGTTAAAATCAAGCTGGCAGTTAAGGTTAGCGTATTCAATCACGTAAAGCCAATAGGTCGCGTTTTGTGCCGCGTATAAATCGCAGTTCCATCCTGCGCTGTTCAATCCGGCTGCACCTCTGTTACGTGCGTATTTTCGGAAGTTGGTAAGGCTCGTTTGTGTAGCTGGGCGACCTAATAGGGTTCTATAAGTTCCGTCCCATGCCGTATTATTGTTTCCGCCCCGGAAAGCAGCCGTAGTATTTACCACGCTGGCAAGTTTGGGCGTAGCTGATAAAGTTCTGTCTATCGTGGCTTCGTATGCGCTCCGGTACATCTTCGGCACTTCGATAAAGCCCGGTAGTTGGTATTGTGATATAAGGCAGGTAAATGTAGTACCGTCAAACTCGAACTTACGGTAGTGTTTCGGTATCTCAACCATTACCATGCCGGAAGCCCCGGTTAAGTCTGCCGCCGCCCCGGTGTCCGTCTTCGTGCTGTCTGTGGAATGAAGGTAGGTAACAACCTGCCCGGCATCATTAAGCAAACAACGGCGCATAAGGGACTGAACCGGGAGCGAAACATGCAGTTCCGGTCTTCCTACGCGTTCTAACGCGGTATCTGCCACGTTTATACTAATCTTTACGCCGTAATAGTAATCATAAGGAAATTCGGGCTTTGTGTTGCCCGCTGCAATAATTAAACCCATAATTATAATTTTTAATAGCCCCAAATCAGGGCGGTTGCTGAACTCGTTTCTTTTATCTCTCTTATAATTTCGGGGTTCCATCCCGTTTCAAAGCGCGTACTTATAAATTCGCCTTCGGGCATTCCCCAAAGGTTCACTTCCAGTATTACCGCCGCTTCGCCATCGTTTTTCAAGCAAAAAGGCGTGTCTTTTCGGAAGTTGCCGCCGGAGAAATCCACGTTCCCGGCTACCGAAATTTGTGCGCTCACTAAATCGCCGTTTCTATTTTCCATACGCTTAATTTTAATTCGTTACAAAAATACTTTCTTATCGTATTAGTTTAATACGTCGTGAAATACTCGTGAAGTGTTTGTTTCGCCGAAGCCGTGAAATTCGGCGTTACAACACCTCTATTTAGAGCCTTGCGCCGTGATGCAGGGCTTATTCTCTTATGTTCAACAAATAGGCGTAATATCCGCTGCTTCCGTCCCAAACTAAAAGAAACTCGCGTATATCTCCCTTTGCCATGTTCCACTTTCCGGTTTCGTTTCCCGCGTCGTTGTTCATGCGGTACGGGTAGTAGTTGCTATCCATAGCGTTGCCGCCGGAACTGTTCTTTACGAATGTATTACGCCCGGTAACGTACCCGGTCTTCGTGCTCGTTCTGTCGCAAATAATAGTAATCCTTACGGCGAAGGCTGTAGAGTTGCTAATACCCAATACCGTACAAATGGAGTCGCGGCGTGGTAGCCCTATGCCGCTGTTGTCATAAATGAAGCGCGGCATTAACTTGAATAGCGTAGGCTTGGTAGCATCGCCCGGTGTAAGGCAGGTATTTACAGAAGGCGTAAGTTTGGATATACCATAATCTGCTACGTAGCTGTCGCAGACTATCGCGCCTTTGCTCACTATACCCAAATTAACCAACGCACCGGACGCTTCTATAAGCAACCCGTAGTTAGTTCCGTAGCTGTTTGGTGTCTTGTTGGTAAAACGTCCAACGCCAACCAACCCGGTAGAAGATGGTAATACATTCGTCCCAATGGAAGCCCAGCGGTAAGAGTCCGAAAACTTTATAAAACTGCTAAGCAATGCTAAACCACTTCCGCTTGTGTCGCCGGATGAAGCCGCTACGCCTATTCGTCCGCTTGCTATCGCAAAACCGCCAATACTTCCGGCGTTTGCGTTGATTGTTCCCGTTATAGTTCCTTTAGTTGCTACAAAGCTACCGTCTTGCAGTACGCGGAAGGGTGCGGTAGCCCGGTTTCCTTTGCTTGCACCAGCCCAAAACCTTACGCTTGTGTCGGCTGTACCTTCGCCCGTTATCCCGGCTTTTATACTCGCATCATTACCTGCAAGCTGAACAGTTCCGGCTGTTACTATCCCGCCGTCTATTGTGGTTTGGGTGTTGTCGTAATAAACAGCTTCCACCCAATCGTTAGCAACGTACGTCCCGGAAGTGCGTTTGGTTATGCAACGTTTCAGTATTCCGTCGGTTTTACCGCCCGTCAGCCAAAGGTCGCCGATGTCGTACGGCGGTTTGGGCTGGGCTACGAATACCTGCCTTTTCCCGTCCGCTGTGTCCTGCGCATTGCTTGCCGCCGTGTACGCGTCTATCGCCTTTTGGTCTTCTATCGTAGCCCATGAATACGTAGAACCGGAAACGGTATAGCGTTTCAGTAGCTTTGTAGATGAGCTGTACCACATATCGCCTACGTGCGCCTTCTTTAGTGCCGTAGTCGTCCAATTAGCCGCAGGGTCGGAAGATTGGAACCAGCTTTCTATCTTGCCGTCTATCTGTGTCGTAAGGTCGTTTACCGTCGGCGTGAAGTTGTTGTTTATAAAGTTGGTTAGCCCGGTGTCGTCCGTGTACTTGGAAGCCTTTACCCAATCGGCGGAGTTGTAAGAGCCGGAAGCGCGGGCGGTCTTGCATCGCATGATGTCGCCCGTACTGCCTTGTACCCATAAATCGCCCACGTCGTAAGGAGTTGTAGGTTGTGCCACGAAAATACGCCGTTTTGTCCCGGCAAGTTTCAGCGCGTCGTTAGCGAGTGCCAACGCTTGCGCTACTTCGCTGTCTTGTAGTTCCTGCCAACTGTAAGTAGAACCGTTTTTTACGAAACGGAAAACTTTACCCGTTGAAGTGTTATAGAAAAGGTCGCCCAAATGTTCATCTTTCAGCGTTGTAGTGTTCCAATCCTTCGCGGGCGCATTTGTCAATGTCGGGTCGTACGTTTCAAAAAACTGCTCTATCTGCCCGTCTAACTGCGCTTGTATCTCGTTCAGAATACCAGGCAGGGTATTGTTTATGTAGTTCTTTGTTTCGTTCGCTATCTGGTCGAGGTCTGAAACATTCTTTGTCGTTCCGTCGCTGCTTACGAAATGGATAACGCCGCCTATTTCGTCGTTATCGAGGTCGAAGTAGCATTTACCGCCGCCACTGCTCTCTATCCTTCCGGTACGGATGAAACGCCCGTTTATGGTACTGCTTCCGTAGGTCAGCGAAACAAGCCTGCCGGGGTTCTTCCCGTTCGTGTCCGTAACAACCGAATTAAGAACCCCTACAAGGAAATTGTAATAGCCCGCTTCCGCTTCTACCGTCTTAGCCGTAGCGGATAGTACGATAGTGCCGCTATCTCCGTTTTTGGGACATTTCGCGTAGATGTAATACGCCGTAGCGGGTGTTAGGTTGGTAAACGTTGCCGAAGAAAGCCCCCACAACTTCAAAGCGTCCGGGTCTATCGCATAATGAACCAACGTACCGGAAGAAACATAAAGGCTGTTAGGGTTGCCGCCGTAGTTCGGCTGGAACGTGATGTTTTGCAGCGTGAATTGTGTGCTTTTAGCCCCGACGCTTAACATCTGCGTTTCAATGGAAAGCGGCTTTATCTTGTCGCTGTAATAGTCGCCTTCCGGGTCGAACACCATGTTTAGAAGTTCCTGCGTAGCCAGCCAACGGCGGCGCGCCCTTGCGGGGTCTGCCAGCTTGTTTATGGTAATAACTTCGTTCAAGTCCTCTATTTCGTTTAGAACGCGTACGGTAGTGGTCTTCGTTATGGTATCGCTCAAAGTTATGTCGTAACTGTGCCGTTTAAGTAAGTCGCGCTCTATGCGGGTAATCCTTACCGCTTTGTTTACGCCTATCTGTTCGTCCTCTATCGGTATGAAATCGCCCACGTGCAGGATTTCGGTTTCCACTTCTTTACCCCAAAGTGAAATAAAGAAGCCTTCGGTTAGTGCAAGTTTGTAGCTTACTTGCGGCTGGGTCATGGTTTCAAAGTCCTTTGTCCCGGCTTCCTTCAAATCCCCTTCGGCTTCCGTTATGTATTCCTGCGGTAACTGAATGTCTAAAATGCTGTATTTGTCGCCTATGCTTATTTGAAATGCGCCGGAAGTTTCGGAAGGGAATACCCTACCGTTTTCGTCTTGGAATTTGTTAATTACAAACTTATGCGTTCCATGCTCGTAGCTGTGCATGTCAAATTCGTAGCCTGCAAGCTGCCCGCTTTCAAACTTAATCTTCGCGTTTGTTCCTTCTATCAAATACTTTGTCGTTTTCCCGTCCGCTTCTTTCGCGTTAAGGTCAAACATCGTATTGTCAATGAAGGTAATCTTATCCGTACCCAATGCCGTAACCGTGCCGATACGCCCCGGTTTGATGTTGGTATAGTTCTTCTCGTTTTCCTTTACCCCGTAGGCTGCTATTGATTCCGCGTCTTCCAAGTAGGAAGTAAGGCGCGTGGTTCCGGGAAGGCATAGCTTTGTATGCCCGTAGTTCTTGCCTAAATTCTCCGTTCCGCCGTAAATGAAAAGACGGTTTGTTATTCCGGCATTGTTCACGTTGGCGCGGCTAAGCTGGTACAGACCACGCCCGCGCCCGTACTTCAACGTGAAAGTATGCGTTATTCCCGCTTTGGCTTTTATATTTAACGTGTTGGTCTTCCCGTCGCTGGTTATCTCAAATTCTACGCCGTAGTTGGTACAGTGTTCCTGCAATGCCGCCAAACAATTCTTTTCGGTGGCTGTAAAGTTTGTGTACTTCGTATCTTTGGGATAGCTCCCCAGCTTCCAAAGTCCCGGATATACGCGGCTTATGTTCCACATCAATACGTCCAAATGCCCGCCCAAATCCGAGTAGAACGTATCGCCATAGCAATCTTCGGGCAAATGATACTGAACGTCTATAAGGTCGTATTGCGCCCCTTCTAAGGTCAGTTCGTAGGTATAGTTCCTTTCGCCGTTCTTGGTTATTTGCGGAAGCTGGTTAAGTTTGTACTTCTTACCGTATATCAGCGTGGTATCGCCTATCATCAAATCCAAAGGCGTAGCGGTGGTTATGGTAACGCTTACCACGTCCTCGGAAAGCAAGGCGATTTTTTGTGTCGCCTTGCTTACTGCGCTTATATTCTTCTTACTGAATAACGGTGTTCTGCTTCCGTCGGCATGATTGATAATTATTTGCGTCATAGTGGAAAATTAAAGTTTCTGCCATACTACAATACCGTTAGTTTCAAAGTCCGTTATGTCTTCAATTACCCCGGCTACAATTATGTAATATATTCCGTTGTCCGTGTAGGTGTGGCTAATAGCGTTCTTTCCGGTACAATCCCCGTAAATGTCGGTATCTACCGTACCGTCACCCCAATAAATATTAATCATTTTATCGGATTTGAACGCCACGCTTACCTTAGCCGAACCGCTGTTTAACCGCTGGTGTCTTACAACGCGCTTAACCGGGTCGGGTTCTTTCAGCTTCAGGGAGAAAGTACCTATCATCTTATCATCGTGCCAACGTTTGGAGGGGGCTACCCCGTCTTCGCAATAAACCTCGTAAACAAGCGGTTTAGTTGGGTGTATGGAAATCATAAGCCGCTGCGTGCCGTCCTGCCGGAAACGGTCGTACAAGGTATTAACCCGTTCAACGAAATCCATCTTACCGGAAGCCTTTAGCCAACAATTAAGCGTTATTTCGCGTTCTTGGTATCGCTTTTCGCTAAGGTCTATAACTTTCCCGTGATAGTCCGCCCAATCAACGGAAGCCGGGGTTTTCAGTTTGGGAAGGTCAAGAACGCCCGTAGAACTTTCTACGCGTATTCCGAAATCGCGGAAGTTTTTACCGTCCAAATAATATTCAAGCTGCGCAACGGAGTTAAGTTCTTCGCCTATTTCCGCGTCGCTCAACACGACGTTGTACACTTTCACGCTGTCTAAATCGGCGTAACCGTAACCAATGCCGTAAATATCTTGTATTAACGCTATCCCGGTAAGCGTGGAAGGCAATACGATCGTTTCTATTAACTGTGTGTCTAAATATACCAAAACTCGATTGCCGGACTTCTTTATAGCGAAGAAGCCCCAGCTATCCGGTTCTACGTCTATCCAAAAGGTGCGGTAGCCATCCACTTGGTCGGTGTTACAGAACAATCCTATTCTTTTGCCCGTGTAGCCGTCCGGGTATTTATTGGCTTTTACCCATGCCAATATGGTAAAACTGCCGGATAGGGGCACAACGTTATAGTTTACGTCTGCATATCCTTCGCCGTCAAAATTTATGCAGTTTCCCTGCTTGCCTGCTACAAAACTGCAATCTACTACGGTCGCGTCGTGGCGGTTCTGTGCAAAGTCGTATGCAACGGTAGAACCGTTCGCTTCGTCGAAAGGTAAGTCTAAAATTAAATTCTGTTCTAATGCCATAGCTGCTAACGTTTATCAATTACTTTTATATTCGCGTTGCCGGAAGCCCGGTTAATGCACTCCCCGCCGTGTTGGAAGACAGTAACCTTTGCCGCCCCGCTTGCTGTTATCTCCACCTTTGCCCGGTCGGTTATGTCAATGCAGACAAAGGCGTTATCTTCAACTTCTACAACCAACTTAGTATCATCTCGCGCCCATACTTGCGCCGCGCAGAACCCCGAAAAGCGGGCTTTGCCTTTCGATGTTCCGAAAGCTACGATACGGCGCATTTCTGTAACGCTGAAAGGTTCGTCAATGAACACGCCGTAATGTTCATGCAAGCCTTTGAACTCCGCACGCAGTTCCGCACTGGGAAAATCGTTGTCAAAAACGAAATCAAGCCCTTTCACAAAAAGTGTAAGAAGCCTTTCTTTTGATGTCGCCCGAAGAATGAAGCTGTACCATTCCGAGCAAATGCCCTTAGCCTGCGCTTCGGCGGCTAAAGCCCTTTTCAATTCTTCAAAACTCATATTCCGTCGTTAATCGGTTATGCCCTGCGAACGTAAATCATCCGTAGGGGTATTGGTAATCTTGTTTATTATGGTAAGCAGCCGCCCGCTTATCACGCCTAACGTGGTGTCCATGTTCGCAAGGTGTGTAAGCTGCTGCCGTAAAAGTTGGAGCGATGTTACTTGGTTTACTCGTACCGCGTTTGTTTGTCCTGCCAAAAGGTCTATACTTTCTTGGCTTGCGCCTTTTATCGCGCCGCTTAACGTACTGGGGTCGTCTTCGTCCAACTGTTCAAATAGGTCTTTGTACATATCCATAGCGGCGGCAAAGTTCGCCCCGGCTGCTTGTATGGCTTGTTTGAAACGCGCCTGCTCCGTTTCCGTCAATCCGTTAAAAGAGCCGTTCCCTTCTTCATCAAACCCCATATCCTTTTGAAGCTGCTTTATAGCCTTCTGTAAGGGTTGTTCCAAGAACTGCAATTTTAGGGCGTTTACGACGGCGTTTTTTATCACGTCGTTTGCTACTTCCCCGAATGCCTTAGCCGCGTTTTCCCCACCTTCAAAGGCTTCTACCAGTGCATTAGCCAATTCGTCCGCCAATTCCGTAGCCGAAGTTTGCGTAATGCTTTCGGTAATCTCTTTTATGAGGTCTTCTATCTGCCTTCCGGCTTCGGCGTATTGTTCTCTAAATTCATCCACTCTGCCCCAATCGGTTTTCTTCTTGCTGATTTCATCGTTTATCATGCCTTGTATCTCGTTCTGCTGGGCACGCAGGTTCTGTATCATGGCATTTTGGTTCTGATAAACGGTTTCGCCCAAAGCACTATCTACGGCGTGTTCCAATGCGTTATAGGCATAGCCTAACTTTGTTACGGCTTCTTGGTGTTTCTTTATGGACTTCTCGGCTTTCCGGTCGCGGGTGTTGAACAGGTCGAAGGCGGAAGAAAGGAAGCCTACCGCACCGGACACCATTTGTACCGGGTTCATGCTTGCGTAACCTGCGGCGAACTGTCCCGCGCCTTCAAGCATTCCGCCTATGTCACCTAAAATAGCGTCCGTTTCTTCGTCCATTGAAACGCCCATTTTCTTTATTCCGCTTACAACGCTGTCAAATGCCCCGGAAACAAGGTCTATGCTGCTTCCTATGCTTTTAAAGGATTCTTTAAAAGCCGCTGAAACGCTTTTCGTCGTGCCTTCTTCTTTTGACAATGCGGCGTTAAGTACGGCTAACTGTTCTTCGCCTTCTACGGTCAGCTTTATTGTGGCTTTCTGTTTGTTGAGTTCGGCTATCTTCCGGCGTAGGTAATCAACATAGGAAGAACCTTCGCTAAGAAGTTCTGCAAACGCTTCTTTTGCCGCGCCCGCTAATATTTCGTCACCGCTGTTTATGGTGTCTGTATAGGCTTGGTACTGCTTTTTTCTTTCTTCCAAACTCTTAACAAACGGGTCGTCGCTTTCTAATAGTTTGTCGGCTTTCATGGCGGCGCGCAATTCCGCTAAGCTGTCCTTCAAGGCGAGGAAGGGGTTACGTTCGTGTAGTTCGTCCTTCGCTTTCTCCAACTGGTCGTTAATGGCTTTCAGGTCTGCCGGGTTGAACTGTGCGGAAAGCGATACCTTCTTACTGTTTATGTCGGTAATCAGCTTGTTTATCGTGTTGGTCGTAAGCGTGCTTAGGTCGCTGAAAAGCTGGTTCCAGCTATCGGAAGCCATAAGGCGGGAGGCTGCAAGTTTGCTTAACTCGGCTTGTTCCTTCGCGTTTATTTGCGCTATCATCGCTATATTTCCCTGCTTTTCGGCTTCAACACGTTGCGCTGCGTACGTCTTCATTATTTCGGTTTGTTGCTGCTGGTACGTCTTGTATTGCTGTAAAAGCTGGTCGTATTGCTCGTTCCCGGTTGATTTCTCGTACAGCTTGCGTTGTTCTTCCAGTTTCGCCAATGCGTATTGTGCCCGTTGTTCTTCGGCTTTATTGGAAGCGTTGGATAATGCCTTTTCAAGAAGTTCCCGTTTCCGGGCGTAACTTTCTTCAAATGTTATTTTCTCATCTATATAGCTGGCATACTCCCGAAGTAGCTGTTTGGTTTCATCTTTTGCTTGCTTTACGGTATCTGTCTTAGCCTCGTCTATAATATCCTTCTTGGCGTTATCTACGTCGGAATTATCGCCGCTAAGTTCTTTCCTTCGTTGTTCCAGTAGGTCTAAACGTGCACCTATTGTTTGGCACGCCGCTAATTCTTCTTGCAGCTTTTTGTCAAAGTCCGAAATAACCACTTCTTTGGTTGCGTTGGCTATCTCGTTGTTAAGCGTGCTAAGGTTCTTTAGGTCGGTCGTTGTTTTGGTCGCTTTTGCTTCGATGTCAGCACGTTTCTTTTCCAGATAGTCGAGGTAACTTGTACCTTCCTTCAATAATGTGGCAAACTCGGTATTTGCAGCCTGCCTTGCTGTTTCGTCCTCGCTTGTTACCCATTTCAAATACTTTGCATATTCTTCTTTACGTTTTGTAAGCATGGCTAAATAAGGGTCGCTTTGCTTACCACCGTTACCGGAAGAAAGGCTTATCCGGTTTACTTCCTTCTGCTGCGCTTCTATCTGTTTTTTCAAGCTGGCGCGTTCTTTGTCAGAACCTGCCTTCTTGTATAGTTCCTGCAACCGTGCCAACTCCTTTTCGGCGGCTTCCACGCTTCCGGCTATAATTTGCCCGGCTTGGTTGCCTATCTGCGCTAATATCTGTTTCTCCTGCTGGGTAAAACTTACTTGCAGGTTGATAAGTTTGTTATACTCGGCTTCGGCTTTCGTTAAGGCTTCTTCGGCTTCTTTCCATGTGTCGCTTTTCTCCAATACCGTACCTTTCCGTTTTACCCCGTACCCGTCCGTATATGTGCCTTTCTTGGAAACGTATGCTTTTGGGGTTGCGTCCAGTTTGTTTTGCGCTTCTATTACTGCCTTGTACTTTTCTATCGCAAGTTCGCTCGTAGCGGCGGCTTTAGCCCGCAACATCATCGCTTCTACAAATTTGGAACTATTGCTAACTAACAGTTCTTCGGCTTCCTTCGCGTCACGAACTGAAAAGCCTAATTCTTTGAAATTGTCGGCGTTGTCCTGCACCCATTTTTCGCGTTCTTTTAGTGAACCGCTAAGGCTAATCCATTCCGTTTGCAATGCTCGGTAAGCCGCTACGGGTTTCCCGGCTGCTTCTGATACCTTCTTGTTAAATTCTTCTTGTGCTTTCTTGGCTTCCGCTTGCTTGCTTTGAAGTTTGGAAAGTGCCGCTATAATTACGGTAATAGCGACAGAAAGCCCCAAAGTAAGTGTAGCCATCAACGCCTTTGCTGCAATGGTTGAACCGCCTAAAGCTATGGTTAGCTTGTTGGTTGCCGCAGCTAACAGTTCCTTTGCTTTCGCTACGGTCGTAAGCGTAAAGGCACTATCCTTGTTTATGGTGTTCGCCACTTGCTGCAAACCTATCGTAATGCTCATAAGGCTTTGAACCTTTAGCATTACTTTCTGCAAGTCTTCGTTTTCCCCGGCAAACAACGCTACCGCGCCTTGTGCCGCACTGAACGCGCCTACCACACCGCTAAGCCCGGAAATCATACCCTGCAATCCCCGGTTGTCATGGGAGAATATACGTGCCTGCGTCGTAGCGTCGCCTATCGCGTCGGTAAGCCGTCCGGCTTCCTGCTGCAACTTCTTGAAGGCTTCCGTTCCGCGCTGTCCGTTGGCTTCCAAAAGCGCAAGTTCTTCGCGAACGTTGCGTAGCTGGGTTCTTAATGAAATCTGCGTGCTCACGTTTTTCTCGGCTGTTTCCTTCTGCTTCTTCAAAGCCTTTTCTTCTTGTAGAAGCTGGTCGGCGGAAGCCTGCGCTTCGTTAATCAGTTTTTCGCGCAGAGTTATTTCCGATTGTATGTTTTTTGCGGCTTCTATGTAACGTCGGTAGTCCGCATCTCGCGCTTCGCTGAAAGCCTTTGCAGCTTCCGAACTTAGTCGTTTGTATTCTTCCTGCAACTTGGCTAATGAAGCCTTGTTCGTATCTACAATCCGGTCAATGTCTGCAAAGCCTTTTTCAATAGCGGCGGCTGCGTTCTCAAAGGCTCTATCTATGCCCTTTCCGCCGGAAACTGCCGCCGTGCTAAAATTCTGTATCGCCTTCTTGCTTTCGTTAAGTACCGATAACAACTTATCGTTGCTTCCCGAAATCTCAAAGGACAAACCGCCACCTTGTATGTTCATTATCGGTTAAGTTTATTTATTAAGTCCAATACTTCGCCCGCGTTTTCTTCGGTAAGCACTACTTCCGTCGTTCCCGGTTTCGTGTCTTCTTCCTCTGCTCCCGGTGCATCTACTATCATTCTCTGAACCGTTCCCCACGAAATCCCGTGTAGAAGGTAATCCAACGTCCAGCCGAAGTGCGCGCAAACCGACCCCCGGCGACCGTGTGGGCTTTTTAACCCGGTTGCTCTATAAGTTGTGTCGGGTCGCTTGTGCGCGTTGCGCTCATCAATCTTATAGAGTTTATAAAATCCCCTAAATTGCTTACGTTGGTAATCAATATCGCGAGCGTAAGAAGTTGGGAAGGCGTTACGGTATGAAGGAAAAGGGAAGTAAGCCGGGCTAAGCGGGTTTCATTGGGCTTGCGTACCAAATAGCCACCTTTGTCCGTTACGTCGTAATAGTCTTCGCCCAATACTGCAACCGCTACTACCTGCGCAAGTTTCCGGGCTTCCTGCGCTGCCATTTTCTTTGCGGTCTTGAAATAGTCTTCGTCGCTCAATTTGGTTTCGTCTATCGACATTTGTAGCCAAAGCGCGCTAAGTCGGTCAAGCGTTGCCAGCGTAGGCTCTTGAACCCGGAATACTTTCTTTTCGGTAATCTTTTCGCGTTTACGGAAGAAGCCCAATAAGCCGGGCTTCCGGCGGGTATAGGTTACTTCAACGTCAAACGTTATACCTTCGCCTATCATCTGCCTTAATTCGCTTTGTTCGCGTTCTAAGGCTTCTAACTTATCGTTGTAATCCATTGTCTGAATATAAAAGAAGCCCCGAAAACAAAGTAAACGGGGCTTCCGGTTAATGAAAATGATGTTATCAATCCGGTATTAAGAAGAAACGGAAGCCGTAGAAGCTGAAACTTTGCCTACCGCCATTTTCTTCAATCCCGAAGTTGTGGGTTTCATCACAGTTCCCGTAACCTCGATAAGAAGCAAGCCCTTTTTACTGAACTCGCCATTAATTTTGGCTACAAGTTTCATGCGTGGAACTTGGAACTTCAAACCTTTCTTCGGAAGGATGATAATAGATTCCTCTACGGTATTTACTGCATCGGGATAACTCCAAATGTCGGAAGCTATTTCGCCCCCGAAAAGCCGTTTTAGTACGGGGAGGTCGGGGTTCATGATTGAGAAGGTAAAGGTTATTTTACCTTGCTTCTCTACGGTTTCTACCGGGTCGTCTTCTTCCTCTGCGTAGAACTCGGTTACTTCCGGGTCTTCCTGTGACATCTTGCAGGTATCTTCGTATGTAAGTCCGAATGCCGTATAGCCAGTTTCGGTAAAGTTTAAAGCCGTAGGTTCTCCCACCTTACCTAAAATCTTGGAAAGACCCAATGTTACTAATGTTGCCATACTGATAAAAATTTAATGAATATTCCAACTTATTCTAATGTTCCGATAATGCTGGTTTACTTCAAGCTCTTTTATTACGATGTCGCTCTCTATCCAATATTCGAGGTCTGCAATGTTCTGCGCGTCCAAATAAGCTACAAGCGCGTTGCCTATGGTTCGCAGGCGTTCCCGGTCGGCTTTGCGCTGCTCTTTGCCCTTAATCCGCAGCTTCAAATCCTTCGCGTAAATATTCACGTTGGAAGTGCCCGTTTGCGGTTTGTCGTGCGTTACCGTAATGGTATTTATCACGATGTCCTCGGCTTCGCTGTCGTCCGGTCTTTCGCCTTGTGTGAAAACGCCGCCGTTTATAACAACTTTGCCGGAAGTGACCGCTTCCGAAACAATCTTAAAAAGAATGTCGTCTGTATCTATACTGCTGCAATATTTCATTTGAACGCGTCTTTAATGTTGGTAACTAAATCTGCAAGTTCCTTAGCTATGGCTTTTTCGGCTTGTTTCTCGGCGGAAGTAAGAACATCGCGCCCCTTGCTTTCCACGTGAACGGCGTAGTTCATTCCGGCTACTACAACCAGCGTATAACCGTCGGTATAGTTTTCGCCGATCTGCTGGGCTAAACGTTGTCCTTCGTGTACTCCGACGTGACCGCCCTTTACCGCTTCAAAGGCGATATTAACGGGCTTGCCGTCTTTGAAGACTACGTAGCCAATCGAAGACCGTAAATTTCCGGTACGGTCTGTAAAACCGCGTTCCGGGGGTATGGTCTTCGCCATGCTTACGGCTTCTTCCCCTATACGGCAAAGGCTTTCTATTATCTGCCTTTCCACTTCAAGAAGGAAGGCTTTAAACATGCCGTCTATATCTCCCGTGAATTTCGCTTCTAAACCCATAACCTGCAATGCAAACGCCCTTTGTCGAATTTCAAGCAAACGCCGGAAATCCTAATTATTCCCGAAATCTTAGCTTCTTCCATTGTTTCTTGGTTAAGCAACCGTGAAGGCTCTAACGGCTCATCCGCTACCGCTATTTCCATGCCTTCGGGTATGCGTTGCACGCCTTTAGGTATCTGTATTAGCGAAGCGAACGTAACAAACTTCCCGTTCGCGGCTTGTATCTGCGTACCCTTCCCGTTGGTTTCCTCGCGGCAAATGCTGTGTAGCGTCCATTCCGCGCCGGAAGCCTTCCAACTACCGTTAGCGTCCTGCACGGCTTCGCCGTTGCTTGTACGCTTGTATAGGTAATGCGGGTATTGTCTGCTTGCTACGTCCGTTACCATCTGTTACTTCTGTTTCTGACCTTTGGCGTAGTAACTGGGGTTATGCCCAATTCGCCGCAAGTCTGGTTATACCAAAACTTTATAGCTTCCCAGTTCCAACTTACGGAATACCCCCCTTCGCCGACGTTGGCAAGTGGTATGATAGTCCCAAATTCGGCGCAAAGCGCACGTTTGGCGGTTACTACATCTACCGCTTCTTCCGGGTCGTGGATTGTATTCTGCTGGTTGGCTAAAATCAGTTCCACGTCCGCGCTTTCAATGTCGAAGCGCGCCGTAGTCCGGGTAAACCATTCTTTGTATGTCATAAGCTAAGTTATTAACCGGAAAGACCGTTAAGCCTTTCCGGTGTCGGTTAGTGATTCCATGTGTTGCTGTCGGTAGCCATCAACCAAGAACGGGAAGAAGAAAGCCACGCCGGGAAAGCGTTTGCTATACCCATAGTAACCTCTTCCAAAGGTTCTTCGTTAGCGAACTTCTTTATAAGGGTGTGACCGTTCAAAGCCTTAATTGCTACTGAACCTTTTACGTTCATGTCTGCGGGCTTCTTCCAGTAGGTTTGTCCCAATACTTTGCTTTCCGTGAACAGTACCACGTTCTCGGTAAACGGGTTTCCGGTGTATCTGTCACCGTTGGGAAGTTCTACGGTAATATCTTGGTCAATCACAACAAGCTGCAAGCCCTTCAAGTAGGGAAGCGTTTTCATTGCGCTGTTTACTTGTTCAAGGCTTGGCGTTTGCTGGAGGTTCAAGGCATTCACGGCGAAGGAAGCGCAGATTTTCTGTACTTCTGCGGTTTCCGCGAAAGTCGCGAACGTGTCAAGGGACATAAACGCGAATTTCAAAGATACGCCCTCTTTCTTCGCTGCCTTTACAACGTTCTTGAAATCCTTAGAGATAGGTTTTGCGGAAGCGGAAGTAGCCCAAGAAGCCGAGCCGGTTTGGAAGCCTAACTTTCTTTCGGCTGGGATTTGGTAATCTACATCGTATTCGCTGATTACTGAACCGTTGTTTTCGTTGGTAAGCGTAATCTTACCTAAAGAGATTTCCTGCAAAGCCATCCATTCCAAACGGGCGGCTACCGCCGTCCAGCAGAAATTAGTGTCTTCTGCCCATGCTTCAACCAACGCGCGAAGGTCGGGGTTCTGCGAAGTCATGGCTAACATTACTTCGTAGTCCGTAAGTTCGTCTTCGTTCTTGGTGCGCTTTACGGCAATCTTCGGGATGTCCCCTTGTAAACGTGCAATCGCATCGCGGGTCTTTTTGTCAATGGTCGCCCCGCGTGCCACCAAGTCGGCGGCTATTTTAAGCCCTACCTGCGCTTCCAAAGCCTTCCATGTCAAGGTATAGGTTTCCTTCAACGGGAAAAGCGTAGGATAGTAGTAGGGCTTCAAATCGTAAGTATTAATCACGGCTTGCATGTCTTTCTCTACAAGACCGCGCATTAAAGTCTTAATCATAACTTAGAGCCCAATTAAATTAAACTGATACCGGGTAAAGCGGCTTTAATGTCGTCGCTTACTGCCGGGATAACACTCTCTTTGAACTGCCCGATAGTAACCGCTGTTACAAAGTGGTTGTTAAGGGCTTCCACGTCGTAGCTGTCGCCCGTCATGGCTTTAGGCACGTACTTGAACGCGCTTGTAGTGTCCGCGCTTTCAGCGGCGGCAAGTACAAGGGCTGCGCCTGCTGTGGCGGCTTCTCCTAAAGTAGTGCCTACGTTGATGGTGTCGTAAAGCGTTTCCGACGTGTTGATAGATGTAATCTTGTAAGCCTTTGCGCCTACCTTCAACATGATAAAATCACCTACTTTGAAATGATGTCCTTTCGCCACCTTGTAGGCTTTTGTAGTGGCGGTAGCGTCTTCGGTAAGCCTTGCGGTCTTTACGACGTGGTAAAGCCCGGCAGCGTCTTTGCCGCCTAATACCGTCCCTTCCTGCAAGATACCGCCCGCAACCAATTCGGAAGAGCAAACGGTAACGCCGTTAGGAATGTCCGCCAACGCGTGCGTACAAGCGTGTACTACACGTTTGTCCTGCTTTCTGTCTATCTTCAATCCCATTGTAAAGAATGAATTTACGGTTAAACTTCTTTGCCCGTTAAGGCTGTCTTACTCTCGGTCTGCGCTTTGATGTAGTCTGCTACGCCACTGCTTACGCCTTCTTTGTTCACGGCTCCAAAAATCGGCTTATCGTGTCCTTGCAGTCCTGCGTCTGCGCGTTCTTGCGCTAAGGCTGCGATGTCGCCTTTCGCTTCGGTTAGGTAGCTGTTGAAATCTTCGTCGCTCGCAAAGGTGTTAGCCCGGTCGAAGTTCTTTAACATCACTTCGCGGGTCTTCCCCTCAATCTTCGCGTTATCCAATTCCGCTACAAATAGTTCACGTCGCGAAGTTGCCGCCTTATTAGCGTTAATCTCGGTAATGCTGCTTTGCACGCCCGAAAGTTTTTCGTCAATAAGTTTGCTTATCGCGTCGAGCGTTATCGCTCCGCCCGGTGCAGGTGGTGTTGGTGGTGTCGGCGGCGGGGTCGGCTTTCCCTTCTCTACGAAATCATACTTTTCTTTAAGGCTGTTTTCGTAGGTTTGATTTGCCTTGCTTATTTCCGCGTCTGCGACCTTACGCCAATCTGTTACGTACTGGCTAACTTTGTCGGCGGTAAGTTTATCTACAACTCCGTTAGCTTCTTCTATGGTAGCGACTTGTAAGCCGATAGCGGCTGCCAAATGCTGTAACCCGTCTTTGCGCACGCCTTGGAACTTTGCCACAAGTAGTGCTAAGATTTGTTCTTGTAATTCGTTCATAAACTATTTTGTTAAACCGAAGCAAAGGTAGCGTATTAAGGTAATACGGATTTAAAAAATAGGAAGCAAACACTTCACCGAAACTTCCAATTTTGAAAAAGAGTAGGCGTTGAGAAGTAGGCGTATAAAACCGCCGCATTGCCCGTTCATTTGCCCGACATTGAATTTAATTAGCTTCTGCGTGGTTTAGTAGTCGGTAATACGGACGCGCTTTAAATCGCTTCATTTCCCCTTTGCGTTTTTTCTCGCGCGCACCATTAAGAAGAAGAGAAAGATAATTATTAAATCATATCATATCATTACATATCATATCAATGTTGTTTTCGGTTGTTTTCGCTTGTTTTTTCAACCCTTCGGTTGTTTCGGTTGAAAAATCAACCGCCCGGTTGTTTGGGTTGTTTTGGCTAATTGTATATTTTTTGTTTGCAATGTGCTAATTATTTGATAACTTTGCGCTTGTTATCGGGGAGAAATCCGGTAATGAATGGAAAGCGTTAGGTCTTTATATTTGAAAATCGCCAAATTAACAAATAACGAAAAGAGCCTTTTAACGCGCTGGTGTCGTATATCCATGCTTGATATATCGGCTAAGCGCGGCTATACGGTTTATTTTCGTTGGGCGTTTGGCGATGCCTCAAATATGTAAACCTATATAGTCCGCGCTTTCTTTATGTAGTAAAGTGTAATATCTGCTTCGGGCGGTGGGTGCAAAGTTAGCAAATAAAATGAAGAAGTTATTACTTTCCTTCCTGCTCCTTCCGGGTTTGTTACTTTCCGGTTGCTCAACCTCAAGTAATGAACCCGAAGAAGAACCAAACTACCTTTCTACAACCGTCCGGGCTTCTGCCTTTTTTAGTGAAGTTGGGAGTATTGAACAACTGAATAGCGTTTATGTTGGGCGTACGTATTCTGTGAATTTTGCTCCGTTCTGTTTGCCTGACGCTGAACTGATGAAAATTATAAACGGTTCTGTTGAAAAAGTTACCTACTATCTGAACACCCCCAACGTTGGAAATGAAGTAATCGGCGTTTCTACTACCCAGCCTTTTACTATCTCGTATTCTCCTAAGAAATCCGGTCAATGTACGTTAAGTGTATCGTTTGACCTTTCAAGTAAAGACCATAACAAATGGGTTGAAGTTGAAAGTATTGTAGAAGTAATAGGCGCAGAATAATGGAAGTAGAAACTATTTTGGGCTTCATTGCACTTGCGTGCTTTGTACTGGCTCTTTTTATTGTTTTTGTGGCTCGTATAGCAAGCGCAAAGCGGAACAGAGCTAAAAGGAAAGAAAAAGCCGAAGAACTAACCCGTATCTATGTTAATACTGCTATACAACGATTGAAAGTTTCCGGACTTGAACGCCGGACGCGTTGGCTTGATGAAGATAGTAGTTTGTCGGAAAAGAAGGAAGGCGAATTAAAGTAATACGTTTTGAGCATTTTTCGCTATTGCTTTTTCCGGCTGGTAATGCTTGGTAACGTTTGGTTATGATTGTACCATTGTGGACGGTAACGCCTGCTATTGTATGGCTGCTATTGTTCCTTTTTTTGTGCCCCCGCCTTTAGTGCGCAATTTTGGATATATCAAAACTAAGGTTTACTTTTGTGTCTGATAAATAGTTGTTTGTATGGAAGAAAAACAAATCACGCCGGAAGAAGCCTTCTTTAGTGCTAAGGCTAATTTAGAACTTGCTATAACGTCACAATTGAAAGAATTTGCCGTTAAGTTCTGTACGTCCGTAATATTCAAAGGCTGCGTAGAAGTGCAACCGCATGTATCTGAAACGGGCGAAATTGTCAATACACGGATTTCCCATGTTGAAGTTGAAACTAAGTATAGTCAAGGATGAAGCATATAATTACACCTACTGCAACTTCCAACGCTGAAAAGAAGCAATATTTAAACGCTAACGGCTGGTCTGAACGTTTGGTAGCCGATAATTGGATAAATAATGCAGATGCGGAAGCCGGGCACGTAAATATCGAATGGGGCGGGCTTCGTCTTGATGAAGCGTACAACCGTTGTCGTTGGCAAATATTTAAAGGCAATTTTCTGCGTGTAATTAAGAAGCAACCGCTTAACAGTATTTCTATGAACCCGCAGAACGGGGCTTTCTCTTTGGAATGGCTGGAAGGCGGTAAGGTTTATCGGGTATTTGGTATTTTTGACGGTTATGGCTTTAGGGTAGGTATGGGATGGAAAGAAGAAGCCCCCGGCGTTAGTATCTCTTTGTCGAAGCCGGAGTATATTAAGGCGGTAATGTTTCAAAAACGCGAAATCAATACGCCGGAACAATTTGTAGAACTATTTTATAACTCTTTTAAAAGGTATTAATTAAAATATGAACGTAGAAGAATTTGCTAACGGTTGTGTTAATGCTTTTAATGATATGGCTAAAGCCGCTTCCGAATTTGGGGAAGCATGTAGCATAGCTGCCGATAGTATGCAAAAGCAAGTAGTTTCCATTCAATTGGCTTATATAGAAAAACTGACAGATAAAGTTAATAAGGCTTGCTTTCTTACTCGCTGGTACTATACCCGTAAACTGTTTAAGGAAATAGGCAAACTTGATGAATTAGTTTCTTCCTTTTATCCGTCTGTTCCCGGAACGCCCCAACCATCCGAAGAACTGAATTAAAACACGTTGTTATGAAAACAAAAGAACTAAAAAACAAAACCGTATTTGATTTTTCCAACTATCCGGCTATTATTGAAGAAATAACCGGGATAAGTATTAAAGATAGTAATCGCGTGGAATATTATAAAAAAACATGTCATCCAATAAATAAAGCGCGTGATATTGAATACCTTGCTTATAAAATTGGCGATAAGCAATTAGAAGTGGCGGCTTCTTCTTTTGCTGCCGAATTGGAAAGAGAACGGGATGAAGAAAACGGTAAGGCTATGAAGAAAGGCTATATTATAGACTAAGGGGTAATAAGCCCCTTAGTTCATATATCCGTTTTGCTTTAGCCAATTTTCAAGCGTTGCCTGTCCGCAGCAACAGCTTTTTAAAATGTTGTTTAAGTCTGATTTGCTAACCTTCTTACCGTCTAAACGTTTTAACCCACCATCTAACAAACCTTGTTTCAATCCGGTTAATTGGTCGGAATAAACTTCGTTATATAGATTCCTTTTTACCGTAGCTAATACTTTATTAGCGTCAAGCCCGAAGTTACTTATAACCCAATCGTAATTATTAACCATTGTATTATATCCGGTAGAATTACGGTTGGTAATAAATTCGGGATAAGGTGTTTTGGAACATCCTAATTTCTTGTAAAACTCCGGTAGGGTCTTACGTGATACAAATTCGTTTGCCAATTCCATATAACGCCGTTGCGTATCGGTAAGGTACATATTTCCCGGTTTGTTCCTATTATGTGTAATCTCATGCCAAAATGTAGCCATAGCGTCTGCTTCTCCTTTTGTTATGTCTGCCGAATACCTTGTAGCTATCTTGGCTAATGCAGATTTTACCCCGGCTAATCTATCCGGCGTTAATGATAAACGCCCGTCCATGTATGTAAAGCCATTTACGCCCGTTCTTTTCGTTGGGGTCAGTCTTAAATCTCCGTTTTCAAACCATTTTTCGGTAAGTTCCTTGTTTATCTTTGCAAAGGTTTCATCTACTTGTGCATCCGATGTATAGGCGGTTCTTAATGCCGGATGCGGGTTATCTCCGCCTTTGGCTGCTTCCGCTTTAGCCTTCTGTAAATCTGTCTTAGCTTTGGATAATGCTTGTTGTAGCTTTGGGATGCAATCGCCGTAATAGTTAGAAGTATGTATTTCGTTGGCGTTCATAATACTTGTGTACTCTTTTTGCAGGTCGGCAAAGCCTTTCATGTCTTTTTCTATGAAGTCCCGTAGGTCGCTTATCGCCCTAAGCCATTCCCGTTTTCGTTGAAGTAGTACGTTATCTACGTTGTCTATTTCCCCGGTCAGTGCGGTTCTGTTACCGGAATTGCGTAAAGTGTCTAAAGCTGAAACATCCAAACCGAAGGAATACGCCCAACGCTTGTAATAAGCTATATCGCTGTCAAACTCCGTACATGGTTCTACGGTATTCATCGCTTTACTTGCTATTCCAATCTTCAACCCGCCGCTAATCTTTCCGCCGTTGAAATTATCGCGAATATAGTAAGGCATGGACTTCCAGCCCTTAGTGCGTTCCTCTATGCTGCTAATGTAATCCCGAAAGGCTTTAGGCACGTCTTTAACCGTCCGTCGTGAAGGAAGGCTTTTATACTGTGTACCCTTAACAATCGCCTTTAGTCTATTAGCCCGGTTCTTGTTATATTCGTCGTAATCTGCCATGATGGGAATGGCGAAACAGCGGCATTGCGGATGCCACCCTACAAACTTGAACGTTTTCGGATAATCTCCTGCCAACGTGTCGCAAATATCCACGAACGGAACGGGTTCGCCTTTTGAGTTCTTTATAGTGTGGTTGTTGCTAAGCATTACGCGAATGCCTACAACAAAATCAAGCTGTTGCCATCGTAAATATTCGCTTTCCCGGTATGCCATGTTTATTTCGGTGCGTGTCAATCTCTGGGCGTTTTTTGCAGAAGAACGGTAAACACCTTGTCCGGGGTGGTACATTTTTGCCGCCTTGCTTAGCCGCAAGTTGCCACCTTTATCGCGTACACGTCTATAAAGGCGGTCGGGTTCGTTCAAGTATTGCCGTAAATCCCGGCTTAACTGCTGTGCGCTTTTTCCTTCCCCTAATCCTACGTCTATTCCTAATTCCATAGCGTCTTTCAATTCTTCTGCATACTTCCAAACCCTTTGGCTAAGGTTCAAACCGTTTTCCTTACGTTTCTGAAATGCGCTAAGGGCTTCAAGGTTGCGCGCTTGGTAACGTTCTGCTTCCTCTTTGGTCAGTTTGGAAGTCCGAAGGATGGAAGCTAAAAAAGCGTCGTTCTTCTGACATGCTGCCAGCCATTCGGAACGTTGCCCGGAAGTAACTACGGCTTCAATCTTTCCGGCAAGCCGGGTAACAATGCCGCGCGCCTGCTTTTTGGCTTTTGGGAAGTCGTCGAAGTTAAACGTTCCGCCAGCCGGAAGGTTAATCTTTCCAGCAAGGCTGGCAAATTCATCCGCCGCCGTTTGGTATAACTTGGCTACTTGCTTTGCGCAGCGTTCGGTTCTTGTGTAGTGTTTCGCGTCAAATCCGCGAAGCTGTATTATAAGTTGGTTTTCTTTTGCCATAGTTATTTTCTTGAAAAATCGCGTTTAAGCGCGTTTCTTTCCTTTGGCGTTAGTTTATATGTCCGAAGGGTAGAAACGCGCAGAAATCAAAGAAAACGTATTATTTTAATACGTTCTTAAGGCTAAATAGTCGGTTCGTTCTGATAATAGCTATTTTCCCGGTCTTCTTCGTTAATTATAGCCTTTTCTTCTTCGTCCACGTTATCCGCCCATCCCAAACGCTGTATAGTGGCACGTCGGCTTGCAATCTGCTTGTTGCCATTTGCTGATGTAAGAATGTTTATTTTACTAAGTTCGTCTTCTATGATGTAAGGTACTATTTCGGGTTCAATAATTAAATTATCGCAAGCCTTAGACCATTCTAAATGCGCTTGTTTGAAAAAGGCTTTTAGCACGTTTACTCTTCGCTGCAAATAGTCTGAAAATATTTCGCTTTTGTCCTGCACCTTCAAATGTGCATCCATGAAAAGAAGCTGCAAGGCTACGCCGGAAATTGCGCCTATTCCTTTGACGGTATCAAACGAAATGTCGGGCGTTTGCGTAATAGTGTAAATCATGCGCAGGAGTGTTTCTATTTCCAGTTTAACACTTTCGGGTGCGTTTTGCCATGCCAAATACTGTGCGGTAGCCCCGTTTTCCCCTTCAATGACAGCCCCGGCTTCCCCTTTCCGGGCAAATCCTATAACCTTTCCTTGCACGAAAATTTTAGGGCTTGCGTGGTAGTCGTTCGTATCGGCAAAGTTAGAAAGCAATTTTTCCAATCGGTCTATAAGGCTTTGAACGTCTTCCCATTCTACTTGTGGCTGGCAGGCGTAAATAACGGGTATCTTTCCTATTGTTAAGTCTTTGGGAAAGCCATCTACCAGCGTCCAATTCTTACCCGCTACTTCCCCGTCCAAACCGTCGCAACACCATAAATAGTGTTTGTCCTTCGTATAGGTTTCAAAGTAGGTACGTGTAATCATATCCCGGTCTTTGCGCATGAATTGGCGGCTAAACGCAACCATATCGCGCGTGTCGTCAAAGTAGGGGTAAAGCCTATCGCCAAACATAGGGCTGAATATGGCTACCTTAAACTTCTTTGAGGTATTGAAGCCGTAGGTTTCATGTTCCGGCACTTCTACCGGATACCATAGTTCGGCTACTTCTGTCGTACTGTAAAGGCTTCGCGCTACCCGTCTGTTAAGCGTTCTTTCCTTAATGTCGTGGAAGACGCGGTTTATAGCCTTCAAAAGAGCCTTTTCGTCTTCCCCTTCCGGGTTACTTCCGTAAGTAACCGGGTTTCCGAACGTGAAAGCTACGGCACGTTTTACTATCAACTTTTGAATAGCCAATGCTATACGCGCTACTGGTTCTATTCTAAACCCCTGCTCCGTAGTCTGTTCTACGTTCGGGTTCACGTTTTTGACTTCGCCGTATTCGTCGCTGTCCTTATCAATTACTACAAGTTTGTCCGGTCGCTTTTGCGTGTCGTTTATATCGTGCAGCTTCGGGTTGTACTGCGCGACGTGTTCCTTTGTGTTCGGTTCTACACTCAAACGTCCGTTTCTCAATTCACTAACGACTTTGCTAATGTCTTCGCTTTGTAATAGTTCTTCTATTGTCATAGCTGTAAATATTTAAGTTATCGAAATATTCTATTAAGTTTTTGGGGGTGGTTTCCGCGTTTCTCTATCGTTCCCGTCAATGCGTCCGGCGCGTCGTCGTGTGCGTTCTTTCCGGTCTTCTTGTATTGGGTTATCGCTTTATAGAACTGCGGGAAAATATGTTCCCAACCTTTCGGGAAATAAGTAAGGTTCTGTACTTCCGCCGAGTGGTTGAATATGCGCACTTCCTTGTTTTCTGATTGGTGGAACCACGTAAAGGAAGTTTCCCGGTTGCCTAATATGCGGCATTGCGCTTCAACGTTCCGGGAGAAGCCGCGTCCGCCGTTGTTGCTTTCTATTATGGCTTCCTCTACCTTGTACTTGGTAAGCCTGCGCGCGGTTTCCGGTTCGGTTGTTTCCATTGCCGCCTGCGTATAGTACACGTCAATGATGAAGTTTCCTATTTCCGTTTCAAGATAGATAATACAGCAAAGGAAGTCCGCGCCCGTATCTGCCGTATCTATGTAGGCTTTAATTTTGCGCTTCCGGGTAACGGGTTGTACTTCGTATGTCTTAAATTCGCGTTCGTACATAAGCCCGGTTAATGGTGTCGGGTTCTGCATGTACTGCGTATCAAAGACATAAACGTTTTTCTCGCGAAGGTTATATAATTCTTGTAGCGTGTGCTTAAACTCCCATAGCGCGTGTTCTTCCCCATCTTCGCCCGTTTCTATGACCGGAAGGCTTAATACCGTCCATTCGCCCGGTTCAAGGCGTTGCAGGTAGCCGCAAAGGTCGTCTTCGTCCAACCGTTGCATGATAATTATTATCGGGGTCTTGCGGCTGTTTACGCGGTTTCGTATGGTTGTTTCAAACTTGTTGTTTACTTTATCGCGAACTTGTGCGCTACGTGCGTCGTCCGGCTTTATTGGGTCGTCTATTATAATTGCACCGCCGAAGCCGTCAGCGTTCAGTCCGTCGAGTTCTTCTACTTCCTTTGCCAATTCGTCGTTTTCTTCTTCATCAACCAAACCCGCGCCGAAGCCCGTAACCTGCCCGGCGGAAGAAACGGCATACAAGCCGCCGCCTTCGGTCGTGTACCACTTCTTTGTATTGGTTGAAGTCGGTATAGTAGCCGGGAAAATGCGTCTGTATTCCGGTTCGTTTATAATATCCTGCACGCCGCGCGAGTTGTCGCGGGCTAAGTCGTCGGAATAGGAAAGATGAATAAACTTAGCCTTCGGATTGATAGCCAGTCCTTCCGCTATAAAGTTCTTAACCGCTAATTCTGTCTTTCCGTATCGTGGTGCAATGTTTATGATAAGGCGCGTAATTTCCCCGCAAAGCACTTTGTCAAGCGCAGCAGCTATTTCCCTATGGTGTTTGCCTACAACAAACTTGCGCTTCTGCCTTATCTTGAAGAAGTATCGCGTAAAGTTTAACGTACCCTGCAAAACAAAGGTACGTATTACGTCTATATCCCTTATCCCTTTAGCACTCACTATCCAACTTTTTAAATAGTTCCTTAGCTTCTTCCTTCGTCAATGTACGGGCGGGTGGTACAAGGTCTTTGCCGTCCTTCCCGGTAACTTCCGCGTTTTGTCGGTTGCGCCAGCGTTCCGGTTCTGCGTTGGTAAGCGTGAATATTATTGCCGCTGTGTCCGGCTGGAAATGCTTATCTACTGTCTTTTGCTCCTTTATACGCGGTATTTCCTTCCCGTTTACATCAAACTTGCCGCTTCCGACGGTTACTATATGCTTTTCCTGCACCGTATAACCTTGTATCTTCTTTAAAAGGCTTCGCTTTGCTTCTGTAGCGAAGAAGGCTAAACGTTTATCTTCCGCCTTTTCTAATGCTTCGCAAAACTCGCTTTTATCATTCTTCCAACGGTAGAAGGTCGCTTCATCAATGCCAACGGCGCGGCAAAGTTCCGGGACGCTGTAAGTGTCCTTTGCTACAAGTTCGCAAATACGCTCTACTATCTTCGGCGTGTATTTGGTCTTTCTGCCTTTCTTTGCCGTATTATTGTTACCTTCCTTAGAGTTCATGACTTACGTTATTATTGTGGTAATTCGTCGCTTATATGAAGTTCCCCGAAATCTTCTTTAATGTTCTTCGGGTCGCCTTTGTAGAATACTAATACATCATCGTGTAGGTTACTGTTTTCCCGGCTCTTATTGAATATCTCCAACGCCTTTTTAACCTGCAACTCTTCAAAACTATCTATCGTTTCCTCTACGCTGCCTTTACAGAAAACCAGCACGTTTTGATGAACCTTTCCTACCTTGCGCGTACCGTTGAACTGCCGCCGTACTCTTATTGCAAGGCTGGTTATTTGGTTTACAAGGATAAGGGAATTGTAATAATGAAGACCGCACCCCGTAAATGCTTCTATTGTGTGGCTTACAAAGTTTCTGTAAATGCCCTTTTTATCCCGTATGTCCCCAACGACAAAAACCGCGAAACGGTTATTCTTCAACCGGGCGCAGGATTGCTTTATAATACGTTTATACGCTTCAATGAATTGCGCATAGTCCATGTTTGAAATATCGCGCGGGTCATTGCTATATACTTCCAAATCTGCGTAGGGCGGGCAGGAAAAAATCATATCGAAATCCCCACTTATCCCGTTCGTGCTAAGAACGCCTTCAAGCTGGGAACTATCGCCTACCGTCCATTTGGGGAAGAATGGGTAACTTATACCTAATACTTCTTCCGCGTTTGCTCTGTTTGCTCTAATTTGGGCTTCGCTCAAATCATTACCGACGTAAGGCATGTTCAACTTTGCCGCTACTATGCCGCGAACGCTTCCGCCTGCGAATGGGTCTAATATCCGCCCGCCCTCAATATTGAACCAACGGTAGGATAGTTCGGTTAATACCGGGTCGAATATGCTTGTAGTAGTCATTGTTTTAAGCCCCAGACGTTCCATTTCCGCTATAACTTCTTCCGTCTGTGGCTCTCTGCCTAAAGTTTCGCGTAATGCGTTCTTAGTATCGTAAAATATTGGCGGCTGCGCCGTCTTTGCGAAAGTCAAATCTTCGCTTCTGCCTTCATCGCTTTTAATGCCTATTTCCAGCCACGCCCGACGGCGTTCCTGCCATTCGGCGGTACGGGTATTCAGCACAGAAAACGGCGGCAAAATAAAGTCGTCTTTAAGGCGTTTAAGTTGCTTTTCCGGATTTTCGTTCCCTTCGCTGTCTTCCCCAAAATCTACCGGAACGCCCCATGCTTCATTATCTATACCGAAGTCTTCTTTTGCCTTAGCTATGGCTTCTTCGTCCCAATCAAGATTAGCGGCGGCTGTCGCGTTGTCTGCTAATGCAAGTTCGCGCCCTTCCTTTGTATCTAAGTCTATATCGTTGCGCTTTACGGCTACAAGTTCGTTTCCGGTTGTTTCGACTATAATAACATCTTCCATGCCTGCACTTGCAAAGCCTTCGGTAGTCTTGTTTCCGGCTATAATCTTGTTGTTTTTGTCGAGCAGGATTGAACGCCCCGCGCCAAATGTACGCAGGCTTTTTTCTATCATGCTTTGCCCGAACTGCGTACCCTTGTTAAAATTCAAGTCGTCCGGTATTAGGTCTTCTATTTTTGTCTTTTTAATCTTTGCCATATCAAATCGTTTTTAATAAAAAAGGGCGTGGTCTTTTACGCCGCGCCCCGCTTCGGCTCTTAGCCGTTGCTATCAGCTATATGATGCTTTTGTAAAGCCTGAATAAACAAACCAACAACGGCGGTAACGCGACCCGGCGAACAATCCCCGTTATTGCCCTCGTTTTGGTTTTGCTGCAAAAATAAAAGGTTTAGCGTATTAAAGTGATACGCTAAGCCCTAAAATACTTCGCCAAAACTTCACGCTCCCTACTTTTTCGGGAATAAGTAACTTATTATTTCCTTTCTGAAATCATCGAAAGAACGGCAAATAACATACTTGTTTCCGGCGGCTTCCGCTGCCTTTTGCCACCGCTTTTGTGTTTCGCGCTGTGTACTGCCCTTTTCTTCGGTTTTGAACTCAATACAAAGGGAAGCAAAGCCGCCCGAAGGTTTTAACAGTATCATATCGGCTACCCCGGCGGTAACACCTTCGCCCTTCAATATCCCGGCTTCCCGTTTGTTCCGCACTCCGCCGTTGGGTACTGCAAAAAGTAGTAATCCAATTTCCGGGAACTGCAAACGGAACCACTTAACACAACTTTGTTGTATTTGGCTTTCTATGTGCCTGGACTTTTTCCGGGTAGTGGTCTTGTTGGCTATTGCCTTCATTTCCTCAAATGTCATTTCCCGCCGCTTTTTCGTTAGCCTTTTCCGCTGCTTTCCGGGCGCGTTCCTGCTGGTTAAGGAAAACAACCCGTCGGGCGGCTTCAAAAACAATGTTTGCCACTACATCGCGTTGCCCGCGTGGTAGTTGGCTTTCCTTGTTGGCTATCTTCGGGAACTCCGAAAGGATGAAGGAAAGCGAAAAGTTTCCTTCGTCTATCAACCGAATAACCGGGGAAGATTTTAACTGTGCCCCGCCTATCTGTACATTTCTGCGGGCTTCTCTTGTTTCTGTTATAATGTTTTCTACCTGCGTATTGAATTTCTTATCTTCCAATATACGCGCGTCAATCTCTACATTAACCATAATGCTAATTTTTATTTTTACGTTTTACATCAATCCAAGCCGTCACTATTGCGCTGGTAAAATTTACTATACTGACTACTACAAGTATTCTTGTAAGCCAATCTATTTTTGCTTCGTGAGCCAACAAGCACGCAATAAGCGAAAGCCAGAATGTTATTTCCTCAAATTGGTAACTTTTCATCGAATAGCCTTTAATCATTACTACTACGGTTTAATAAATCTTCGTCAAAAGCCCCGAAAAGCGAAGTTTGCCGGGCTTTTTCCTTCTCGCTTAGAAGTTGTTCTACCCGCTTTATTTCCGCGTCTATTTCGGCTTCTAATTGCTTCGATTTGCTTAGCGCGGAAGGTGCGCGGAAACGGAAGTATTCTTTTTGTGCCTTCCGCATCTCTACAACTTTGTCGTAAAACTCCTTTGGGGTCATAGCTGTGCAAATAAATTTTGTTGTATTCCCTTCTTCGCGGTTCTTGCGTAAATCGGGCATTTGTCCCGATAGGCGCAAGCTCCTAACTTGGCTTCGTTAAATCGTTGTTCCCAAAGCTCCGCATAGGCTTCCGTTCCCGGTTCTACTTCAGTGTTTAGGAAGGCTAACAACTTCATGCAGAAAAAGCCGCGTTCTTTGGTCTTTTCGCCGTATATCTCTACCAAGCCGTTACCGTTTACTTTCATTTCCCTGCTATTTTTTGTTCCACTTTTGTTCTTAATCTCGCTTCTGCATCGGCTACGTTCTTTTTCGCACGCTCCAGCTTTTTCCGAACTTTAACTAACTGCGTATCGTTGGTTTCGTCAAAGAATAAATTACCTTTGTTTGCTTCGATGTAGTCTTTTATCCTATTTTCCTGTAAGGTTATTCGCCCCTTCAATGCGGTTAGTCTTGATAAATCGGAATTAAAGCCGTATGTTTCTCCGCTTGTTTTATCATAAAAAGACAATGTCTCATATATATGTGCTCGCGGGTCTGTACACGTCAATTTAGCCATGCGCCAATTTATAACCCACCGCCACCGCTGTAAGATTTCGCGGGGTAGGTCGTAACGGTGTAATACAACTTCTTTGCCGTTTACCTTCTTGCAAATACAAAGTACACAATACACTTTTATGCCTAATTCCCGTTCTGCCTTTGCGTATGCTTTTACAATTTCCTCCCAACTTTCGCCGATACCTTTTTCTTGTGCCATAAGCTAATATCTGAACGTTGTAAATTGAATAATAGCAAAGGTTAGCGCGTTTTCCTGCGCTTTATCGAATACCGGGATAAACCATGCTGCAAACTCCGAAGGTGTCAGCCCGTCGTTACGTGCCAAATCTTCCAACCTAACCGGGTGTCCTTCAACTTCTGCGGTAAAGTTTAAGCCGTTCCTTCGTAATATTAAAGGCTGAACTATGCACATGTTAGCCGGAACTTCTAAAATACTTTCCTGCGGGCTTCTATACGGTTTGTCTGCCCATTGTCGTAGGCATAACGTACCGCTTTTTTCCTGCAAGGCGGTTATTTTTTTCTTCCAATACTCGTAATTGCATCGGCATGTGTGCCGCTTTTGACCGTTAAGAACCTTTGCCTTAAAATCGGTTGCTTCGCCTGCCCGGAAATGTGCCGGGAAGAACTTCTTACTTAATAATACTACTGCTTTCATTATCGGTCTGTTGAGTTACGTCGGGCTGTATGAATAAATCCGACTTGTTTATAGTTATAAAAATGGGTTGCAACGGTTGGTTGAAGGTTAGAAGGCTTACCCATAATTCGCCCGTTTTGGCTATTTTTTTTCGTTCCGCTTCGTCTAATTCAAAACAGAAAATAGCCTGCCCTTCTTTCGTCTTATGTGCAGGTAATGGCTTGTATTCGGGTTGTCCCTCGCCGTAAACTACGTTTGCTTCTTGAAATTTTTTTGGTTTCATTGTCTTACTACTTTTAAAGTTTGTATAGTTCTTTATTTTTCTTGTTTTTCAGAATGGGTTGATATATATTTCTGTTCTGTTTTCATCAATATATCAACCAATTTATGTTCTTCAAGAAAATGCGCCTTATCTTCATCTGTAGAGCATGAATGGAACTGACTTAAATAACCTTGTGTCGTCGCTTTTAAAATAGTCTGTAAATCGTTGTTTTCCCAACAATATGGGCAAACGTAGAACACCCCGTATTTATCGGTAATGTCTATATGTTCATGACCGCAAACCGACCAAGGCAAATTACAAATCCCGCAACAACTTTCAGAACGGTAAATTTGCTTATAGGCTGAAACGACAAAAGGCAATCTTTTTATTTCTTCTTTTCTATTCATTTTTCTGTTAGCTGAATGTTTTTAAAAAGGAAGATCATCTTTTTCGTTTTCTGGTGGAAACGGCGACGCACTTCCCGCCGGGGTATAGGTTGGCGACGTGCTGGTAGTAGCTGGCTGTTGCTGCTCGTTTTGTGTTTCCTGCTTACTGCCTAATAGTTGAAGTTCACGCACGAGGCAATTAACGCCCGCTTGTACTCCGTTCCCGGAATTGAATGTTTTAACGGAAAGGCTACCGCGTACATATACCTGCGTTCCTTTCTTCAAATAAGTTACTACGGAACTTTCACCGGGTTTCAAGCAGCTAACCCACGTTGTACGGCTGTGCTGGTTGCCCTGCCCGTCTTTATAACGTTCTGTACTCGCAACGTTGAAAGCTATAAACTTTTGCCCGTTGAACTCTTTAATTTCTGCATCGTTGCCGATGTTTCCTATTACTGTTACTGTTAACATAAATGTTTAATTTTATGGTTAATATATTCTTTCCATTCCGGGGTTATAACGTCCATCACGTCTTTACCCGGATTATTTTCTTGCCAAACTCGTGCTTCCCTTACCATCTCGTTTGCAACCTCGGTAGGGGTTCTTAACCCAGTTACGTCCATCAAAAAGGTACAATCCGGTATAGGCACTATTTCCTCAATAAAATCAAATGTCAGTTGCTCCATGCCGTCTTTCTTATCCTATTGCGCTATAATAGGCTACGTGTATCACGTCGTACAGCTTTCCTACTATCGCAAATTGAAAATTACTATCTGCGTTCGGTTGAACGTTGGGAATGTTTATAAATTCGTAAGTGCACCCTTCAACGGTATAGGCTGCTATTTCCCGGTTGCTTTTAGCGAAGGCTGTTAAGCTACTCATCAATAGCTTATAGTAGTCTTCCCCGAAAGCCTTTATTAGCTTGCTTTTATTTCTTAGTGCAAATCTCATAGTGAAAAACCGTCTTATTTTAATACGTCTTTTGGAACACTTAACTTTTTACTCAATAGGGTAGCAACCTTTTCGGCTGCTGCGCGAAACTCCTTGTTATACTTGTATTCGCTATCGTACCGCCGAAGGTAATAACATATCGTACTTTGGTCGTGTAAGGTTTCTTCCGCTATACGTTGAGTATTCTCGCCGCGTTTTTTGCAATGATGCGCGTAAATCATCCGGGCGTAAACGTGCCAGCGGTTACGGCTGTCTTCTGAAATGGAAGCGAAGCTAACCCCCATAGCGGTAAGTATAGCCGTTTTTATATCCCGGTGTTTGGGTGGTTTCTCGTAGTTTATAATCAGCCCCAAACCTTCGGCTATGTATAGTTCCAGCCCTGCGCCCGTGCTGCGTTCCCAATTAGAAAGCATATAAATCGCGTCGCAATCAAGCAAAAGGCGAATATCCACCTTCATTTGTTCGTGCCAGCGCGAACCCGGCTTTAATTCGTACCGCAATGGGTTTACAACCTCGTAACCCTTTGCCATAAGTTCCGCTTCCGCCTTGCTGAACCTTTCCACGTATTCTGCTACCGGAAGTCCGGTTATCTGTCCCGAAATATAAACTTTGTGCTTCTTCATGTCTTCTATGTTTTTTTTGCCCGTTAAGGCGTTATTATATTGTTTTCCTTACATCTTACTGTCTGAAATACGATAGTTGAAAATCGGGGTTCATTTGTACGCTTATCGCGATGTTAGCCTTGTTAGTCTTGGTCGGTAACTTGAATTATCGAAGCCTATAAGGTCGAACATCTCTATAAATCGGTCGGCTACGCGAACCCCGTAACGCTTGGCTATATCTTCGTCGCCTTCCAAGTTTGAGGTTATAATCGTAAATAGCTGGCGGTCGTAACGATGGTATAGCAAATCTACCAACGGGCTAACCTCGTTTCCCCAAACCTTTAGGCTTGCTGGTTCTGTCCCTACGTCATCAATGCAAAGAAGCTCGGTATTCTTCAAATCCGCTAAAAGTTCCTGCTTTTCGCCTTTTGCTGCTTCTGTAAGTGCGGAAGCTGGAATAAAGGAAACACCTTTACGCTCAAACGATATATCGCTGTGGTAAATCGTGTTTATTAGCTGGGAAATTGCACGCGCTAATGTTGTCTTTCCGCATCCGGGTGTTCCGTACATGAATAACCCCGGTTTCATGCTTTCGCCAACAAGCCAACGCGCCGCCATTGTAAGGTGTTGCCTTGTCGCTTCGTCTTCTTGGTAGGTATAACCCCGGTTTTCAACTTGGAAACGGTAACATTCGCGTAGCATGGCGGGTACGTCCTGCGTATAACGGTCAATCCTAAAGCGTACTACGGCGGGGCTTCTTTTGCGTAGTAGGTTCGCAAATGCCGCTATATCTATTCGTTGTATCGGTTGCTCCTGCTTTTTGTTCTCTGTTGCTCCCATTGTCTTTCCTTATTTTAATTCTTAGATGATTAATCAAATGCCGCGCCCATTCGGTATAATTTATGTGGGTATCTCCGGTTAGTTCCCATTCATCTATAACTTCTTCGGCTTCCTTGCGCAATCGTTCGGGAGTGACATAAAGTTGCATGCAAATGGTTTCTATCTGCGCCCTTTTGTTTTCGCTGAAAAAATCGGTTAGGAACTTACGGTTTTCGGTTTCCTTGCCGTTTGTGCTTTCTCTCTCGCGCACACCATCAAGAAGAGCAGGAGAAGGATATTTATTAATCATATCAATATCATTACATATCATATCAATGTTGTTTTCGGTTGTTTTCGCTTGTTTTTTCAACCCCTCGGTTGTTTCGGTTGAAAAATCAACCGCCCGGTTGTTTGGGTTGTTTTGGCTTGTTTCCTCGGTTTCCGTATTCTTTTTCTTCTTTCGTGCGTTCTGATTACCTTTAGGTGCACCCCCTAATTTGCCGTTAGCTTTATTCAACTGCACTGTTTCCGCGTAACGCTTGTTATCAGCTTCAAGACGTTTTCGGATGGGTGCAAATGCTATCCTAACGGTTTTGTTTGCCGTCATTGCTTCCAAATCTTCCACCGCCTTCGTCCGTATAGCCTCGTTTTCGCTTTCTAATTGGTTGTAGGCTCTAATCGCGCGGAACAACATAGCCGTTTCTTCATCATCGAGTTCATCAAGCACTGAAAGCAAATCCATATATAATACGAATGAATTTTTATCGCCCATGATAGATATATTTAAGGGGACACGCCCGAAGGCGCGCCCCGGTTAGTTAATAACTTTCTTCTTGGTCTTTATATGCCAAACAGAAGGCTTTTTCTACAATCGCATTGCAAGCGAAAGGCGAAGCCGCAAGTATGGAAATATCCACTACTTTGCATTCGTCGTTTTCTTTCTCTATGCGTTCTTTTATCCTGCTGTTTATCCATGCGGTAATGACTACCTTAGCCGTATCTACGTCGCGCGTCTTTACAACAAAATCGTAGTTCTGCTTATTCGGTTCTTCTTCGTCTTCCGATTGTATTGCTACGTCGGCTTCAACCTTATAATACTTCGTGTCATTGCGCTGTTCTTCCCCGTCGTTGCTTTCTTCGCCTTCCTCGTTTGCTCCTTCCTGCGCTTCCACGTGCTTCCGCAGTCGGTCGTTAAGGATTATAACCCTATCCATCAACTTTATGCCAACGATGTCGAACGGTTGGGTAAAATTCAGCTCTATATAGTCGGTCGCAACCTCATAGGCTTTGACTATGTTTTGCGCCTGCAATATAAAGTTATGCCGCTTGCCGCCAATGGTAGCGGAAATCTTGAACGGGTAAAGACTGGTTCGCTTGTTTTCGTAAGCGAGCCTTCGCTGGTTACTTACTTCTACTTCCTTTACGTCATTGCTTTGCAAGTAGAAATTTATTTCGGTCGCCAAATCGTTATCTATATACTTCCCGCGCTCAAACAAAATTTCGTTGCGTTCAATGGTTACAACTTCGCCCGTTTCGTCGTCCACAAAATCCTCGTTCCATGTACGCAAAACGTTTGCTGCCAAGTATTTCCCTATTATCCGGCGTATGTCCGAAGTTTTGAAGCGTACTTCGTCTTTCCGGGTCTGTATTTTTTCGTTCTGCTTCATAGCTTATCCGCGTTAAAGTCCTTTGACGGTTTGAAAACAACAACCTTGCGGGCTGGAACTAATATGGTTTCGCCCGTATTTATGTTCCGGGCTGGTTTCGCCTTGCGTTGCTTCGTTTGAAAAGTACCGAAGCCGCGAATAGTTACCGCATCGCCGCCCGTCACTTCGTCCCGAATAACATCAAATGTACGTTCTAATACTTCCTTTACTTGGTAGCCGTTTAATCCGGTCTGTTCCGCTACCGAGTTCACTAATTCCTGCTTTGTCATAGCTTCTCAATTAAAATTTGTTCGTATAAGTCTGTAAATTGGTTGCCCGCGTACCGTGCCAAACGTGAAGCGTAAAAGCAAAGCCGAGAGCCGATACTCGCAATCGCATACGAAGCCGCGTAAGCCGTATACGCGCACGAAAGCCCGGCAGAACCTTTGCCTTTCGCGTTTTCTTGTATATAGAAGTAAGGGTAGTATTTGTATTGGTCGGTATTGTTCCAATCCGGTTTCCAGCCTTCGTTAAGTGCTGCGGCAATAGTTTCCAATTTGCGGCGTGCTATTTCGTCCGGTCTGAACCCTTGCGCCTTCGCGTTTTGTTCGTTTATCGGCTCTACTCCCAATACTTTACATGCGTCCTCGTAGGTCTTTACCCGGTCGGTTATTTCCTCGTAATCTTCTTCCTTGTAGAAGTAATCGAAAATAGTACCGTTCCCTGCGCTTTCGGTAAGTTCCTTTACAGCGTCCTGCGCTTCTTCTATACCGTCATATCTACCTTGCAAACGCAAACTATCGTTTTCGTTTTCTTTTCTGTATAAACAAATCTTTTTCATGTCGTTAAAAATAAATGTTAAAATAATGTTCCCTGCTTGGGCTTGTGCGCATCTTCATAAAGGATGCGCCTTTGTCTTGCTATGCTCAACCGTACCGCTTTTATAGCTTCCTCACGTCCTTTTAGGCTTTCTTCGTACTCCAAAAGTTCGCTTTCGGTCGTAGCCAAGAAATAGCCTTCGGAAGTCGCTATAAGTCCCGGTAGAAGGTCATTTGTACGAATGTGGTTTATTATCTTCCTTAGCCGTGCCGCGTCTATCTTGTAGCCGTCACGTAACCGGGAAATAATATACTTATTCGTTACCGCGTTGGCTTTGCCTATCTTGGTTTTCAAGCCTTCAAGAATAATCGGAAGGATTACTTTCCTTTCGTATTCTGTCAGCGGTTGCGTTTCTTCTGAAAACCCTTTAATCATAGTGCTTGCAATTAAAAAGGTGTTTTGTTGAAACTAATCCGTAGTCCGGGTTTTGCAACGTGTACCGTTTTTCCGGTGGCTTTTGCTATTTCGTCCCGGAAGGCTACCGCGTCTCCGTTCCCTTCGCTTATATGTATCAATACTATGTTATTAACTCGTGTTAGGTCGTTAGCCTTCAACGCGTCCAAACAAGTATAGTAGCTTAAATGGCTTCTCCGTACTCGTTCTTTCAATACTTCCGGTATATAACCTTCTGTTACATTGCGTTCCAATATATCCGGGTCGTAGTTGCATTCAATTAATATGTTGTTCAACCCGGCAAATGTGCAAGGCAAATAGAAAGTATCGGTAGCAAACAATACGCCGCCCGTTTCTTCATGCCAGACGTAGAAGCCCAACGGTTCGCGGCTGTCGTGCTTCGTGGGAAAGGGAATGATAGTAAAACCGCCCAGCCGTAAATGCTGGTAACTTCCGTTTTCCATCCTTATGTGGGTCGGTCGCCAGTAAGAATTAATCTTAGCGGCTTCTATCGTGCCTTTGGAAGCGTAAACCGGAACAACGTAGTTTAAAACTTCGTTAATACGCCCGGCATGGTCGCCATGTTCATGGGTAATGAGGCAGCCTACTATTTTCTTTACGTTGTTGCCCAACGCTGCTAATACCTTTTTGAATGGTATTCCAGCTTCAAGTAGAAGGGCTTCGCCCGCGTTTTGCAAAACGTAGGCGTTACCCTCTGAACTTGAACCTAATACGGTTAATTCCATATTTAGAACAATGGTTTAGCGTTATTACTTCCGCGACCTTCCCGTGCTTGCGGCGGGTCAGCTGGCTCGCTTTGAGCCGTTTGTCCCTGATGGGCTTGTATGGGTTGCCCGTCGATAACTCCAATAGTAGGCGCGGCATTCGCTTCTTCCTTTATTTCTTCGGCTACCGCATCCACTATCGGTACGCTGCTCTGTTCGTCTGCATCGCCGAAGTCGCACCCCGTAATATACTCGTATAGGGCTTTCTTAGCCTTTCTTTCGGCTTTTCCGCGCAGTTGGTCGTGACTGCTGTAATCATCCTTCTTTACGGTTGCAATAATGCTAAAGCCGTTTTTCTCTCCGTTATACTCATAGTTTATTTTGCAGGGTATTTCGGCGAAGTTCTGCGTTTGCCCCTTGTCGTATGAGGTATCAATGAAGTATTTTACGCCCAGCTTGCGAAGAAGCGAAGTATAACCTTCCTTAGTGGGGTACATCCTTTCGGCTATTATATTGAACTGGTTTCCGGTCGGAAGCAAGCCGATAGTAACCGCGTCTATGATGCAATCGCGCACTATGTCACGGGTGTAAAGAGGAAGCGGGGCGCGCCCGCCGCTTCTTGCACGCCCGTTTCGGTCTGTAAGAAATCCTATTTTCGTGTTCATCAAAGGCATGAAAACCTTATCCATTACTTCATCGGTCATGGCTTCGCGAAGAAGTGCTATTACGTTTACGGCTGTAAATGCCGCACCGAAGTTGCTTACTATCTGCAAAGCCGAAGCGTCTTTGCATGCTAATTCAAACTTTTCTTTTGCTGCCAATACGGTAGCGGGTAAAGTGTTGGTATTCATACTATCGTTAGTTAATTGTTGTTCATTATGTCCTTTAAAAAGTCGTCTATTCCGCCACCTTTAATCATCTTTTCAAAAGCTATTTCGCGGGTTGCTCGTTCTACTATCGGCGCGGACTGCTTTCCGGTAAGAAGTTCTTTCAATCCCTTTATTATGGCTCCATAATTTCCGCAAAAACCTACCATTACTCCGGTACTTCCTTCGCCATTTTTATCCTTCGTATCAGTGTCGCAACCTACTACGATAAGACCGCGTGAACTGCTTCCGTTACAGAATGGTACTAAATGCTTTTGCATTACTTCTGTGGTGGTCTTCAAAAAGTCGCTTTGGGGTTCTTCTTGGCTGCTTTCCGCTTGTTGCGTTTCTCCGTTTTCCGAAGCAAAGCAATAATAGTCACGGTACAAGTCCGCAAAGTGTTCGGCTGCGTATTTCGCGAGCGCGGACGTGGGAAAGCAAAGCCGAGAGCCGACACCCGCAGCCGTACCCGCAGCCGCGCTATGCGCAAGCGCGCACGAAAGCCCGGCATTTACATAGCGGAATAGCGGGTAATACTTCCATTCGTTTTGGTCGTCCCAATTCGGTTTCCAGCCGTTATTAAGCGCGCGGGTTATTACAGTCAGCTTGTGGTAGGCTAACATACTTCTTTGGTCTTCCTTCGGGAAAGCGTTAAACACTTCTTCGTTAATCGGTTGAATGTTCAAAACTTTACAAGCGTCTTCGTAGGACGTGATTTTCTTTGATGTATCCATAAATTTGTTTATTAAAATGGTTAATAATGTTCTGTTATTCTACTTTGAAGTCTTCGGTAGTTACTACCAACTTTATAAGCTGGCTAACAACCGGGATAAACTCGTTAATACTTTCTGCGTTATCCACGAAAATAGGCGCGCTAACGTTGTGGAATGTGCAAAGGGTGTTTATTATGTCAAGCCCGGCATTAACTTTCCCGGCTTGGTTCTTATCCGCGTATTTTACCCCGTCAATAAGGCAAATGCAATCCGGTTCTTTTTCGCCGTTTACGAGCGTTTTGTACATCTTGAACTGAACCCGGCTAAACAATCCGTTTACGCGGCGTTCCACTTCCGTCATACGGGCTTTTATCAAATCGGCTATTACTATTTCGCATCCTTGTATTTCGGCGCGTTCCTGCGCCAATTTTGCGGCTTCCCCGTTTAGTTCGGCTATGCGCTTTTCGTTGGCTTCTATAATGGTGCGAAGGTTTAGCTTACGCTTTACTTCATCAAGCCGGACGGTAAGGTTGGCTTTCCGTTGGCGTATCTCTGTTCTGCTTGCCGCGTCTTCTGCGTTGAAGGCTGGAAGCTGTTCGGAAAGTTCCTTTATTTCTTTTTCAAGTGCAACCCATTCCGGGAGGTCTTCTCCGTTAATATCCGGTTCGGTATTTACGCGTGGATTATCATTCAAAACCTTTTGCAACGCTTCGCGGTCTTCTTTCGCCTTTGTTACGGCGGTAGTGTGGCTGGCTTCCAATTCAGCTAACGCTTTGTCTATCCGGTTGGCTTCTTCTTCCTGCGATGTTATCATTTCGTTTAATCGCTGACCGTCCGTATTAATCTTGTTAAGGCGTTCTTCCCGGTCTGCATAGAATTTTTCGCGGGCGGCTTCCCGGTCGGTATTATATTTTGCTAATGCTACCGGGTCGGCACAAGCGTGCTTGAACAACGGGCAAACAAGGCTTTCCGTAGCGGTAAATTCTTCGGCGTTTACTTTGTACCATCTTTTGCGTAGTTCGTTCTGCATTTGCTTGTAGCCTTCTATCGTGCTTTGCGTCCGTTTCTTCTCGTTCGTCAAACGGTCGTATTCGCTACGGTAACGGCTGGCTTCGCTACGTTCGTCGTTTATAACCTGCTGTAACTTGCGGTCGGCATTATTGTAGGTTTCGTTCTTTTTGAACGCTTCGTTCCTTGCCGTTTCCTTTGCCTTAAATACTAAAGCGTGCTGGCTGCTACGTTTGTCATTTATGGCGGTTTGTACCTTAGCGGCAGCTTCATAGGCGATACGGTTGGCTTCCGCTGCTGATGCGGCGGCTTCGTCTATGTCGTTCAATTCTTTTGTAAGCTGTTCCTTCTCGGTATTAAGGGCGGCATAATCCGGTGTCAGCGGGGTAGCGCGCGTTATTTCGTCAATACGTGTAGGTATCTTTTCCAGTTCCTTCGTTATCTTCTCCTTTTGCGCTGAAATCTCGCGTTTATAGTCTTCTACGGTTTTCCCGCTAAGCTGTTCTATCAAAGTGGCAAAGGCTGTATTGCCCTTCGCTATGTCTTCGTAGCTTACTCCCCCGGCAATCTGCAAAAGCATTTCACGTTGTGCCGTCCAATGAAGGGAAAGGAAATAGTAGGGGTTGGTAATCATCTTGAAAACGGCTTCGGGTATAATCGCGTTTATACGTTCGTCGTATTCGCTTTTTGTTTTTAATGGGACTCCGTTATAGAAGTAGTCGGTATGGTGTCCCTTTAACTTCCTTTCCGTCTTTCCCTTCTCTGTTTTCCATTCTTCAACCAATACGCGGCGAAGTTCTACGGTTTCAACGCTTCCCGTTTCGGTATCTATTATTTCTAACGTTCCGGCTACTTCGTGTTCAAGGTCGGGAATAAAATTGCCTTCCGCGTCGTTGGTCTTAATTCCAAATTTGCTATCTACATTCCCTTCGCTGTCTTTGCCCCAAAGAAGCCATGTAAAAGCGTCCATAATGGTAGTTTTTCCCGTACCGTTCCGTCCGCTGATGGTTGTAACTGTGTCGTTAAAGTCTATAACGACGTTACGCAAGCCTTTGAAATTAGCAAGGCTTAAACGTTTGATGATTGCTTTTTTGCTCATATTACTGATATTTTTGAAGTGAATAAAATCCCGCGTCAAGACTTACGGTTATTTTCTCTAATTTCTTCTTTTGGGCTGCATAGGAGCGCGCTATGCTGTTCAGGTAGCCCGTAAGGTTTACTATGTAGGTGCGCTTCTCTATGATGCAGTTTAGGGCTACGTCTAAGACGGCTTCCCAAACTTCCCGTACGCGTTCCGGCTGTACCGCTATTCTGTGCCGGATGATGTATTCCGTAACTTTTACCTTACGGCTTTCAATTTCAGTTATTACCATTGAAAAATCACCCGTCCGGTATGCTTGCAACACAATCGCGCAAAATTGGATGGCATTCAAATATTCTTCTTGTATGTTGGAAACGCTTGTTTTCTTTCTCAAACGTTCCCTAATCCGTTCTTGGAATGTATTACGGTCTATTAGTTCCACCTGCCCGCTGGTTGTTTCAACTATACAGTATTTTCGGCTAATCTCGCGCGGGTCTATGTTCTTTTCCGCCGAATAGAGGAAACGTTTAAGGCTTCCGGTGTATTTTTCCCCGTTATCCGCCTTTAATATCAATGCATTATTGCATGGTTTCAATATACGCGGTTCTACTCCCCGGCAGTAGCTTCGTATCTGCCTGCTTTCCCTATTTATTTCGTATTTAGAAAAGCCGGGAATGTTAATCCAAATATTATTAATCATATAGCTGTGTTTTAAAAAGTTATTTCTTTTTGTTGTCCGCTGCCAGCTTTAACGCTAAATCAGCGTCAATAATCAGTAGCGCGCCTACTTGCGTTATCGCTTCATCAATCCGTCCGGAAGCCTTCAACCGCGCTGCGGTTGTCTTGGAACAACCCAACAGCATTGCAAGCCCTTTCAAGCCGTACACGTAATGCTTTGCCGATTTGGGCTTTTCCGGTTTCTGTGCTGAAACTTCCATACGTTCGCCTATCGCGTCCAGAAATTCGCCGAGCGTAAGGTCTATAATTCTTTTCTTAGCATCCATAGTCTAACTGTTTTCGTCGTCTTTAATGTCCGGCACTGTCTTTGCCGCTACCTTTATCGAAAGGGCGAAATTCGCGACTACAAGGAATACCGCCCATATAGGCGCGGTTTCGGTGTCAATGCTTAGAAGGACAAAGGAAACGGCGACCCAAGCAAGGGTAAGCCAGTTATACCACTTTAGCGGCTTCGTAAATTCTATGCCGAGGGCTTTAAAAATCTTAGTCATAACTGCAAACTTCAAAAGGGTTATAATCGTTTTCGCCTTTGCGTCTTCCCGTCGTTTTGGCAATCCGTGTTATCTGCGCACGTCTTCCTACTCTGAAAAAATCGCCGTTTCCGGTAAGTTCCTTCGGGAGTATAATTAGAAGAAGGGCTACCGCTACGAATGTACGTTTCAACGGGTCAAGGCTTACCGGAACATTATGTTTTGTGCAGAACCACCAAACGCAAAGTTCCGTAGCCTTCTGTATGCCTACTTTCGCGTAGATGTTCCGGGCTGTGTTCTCTACTGTGCGGGTCGAAATAAACAGCATGTCCGCTACTTCTTTCTTGGAAGCTCCCCACGCCAGCAAGTGCGCTACCTCGGTTTCCCGTCTGCTTAGTTCTACCTTTAACCTCATACGTCCCAAATATTGGCTGTTATACCGTATTTGTTGAATACGCCTTCTACGGCTTTAGCCTGCGTTACTTTAGGCTCTATCTTTCCGTCCCGGTATGCGTAGAAGCTATTCCGGTTATTTATGCCCAAAGCAGCTTTTATTTCCGTTACCGCTATTTTGTAATCGCCTACTCGTAATTGGTTCAACCCGCTAAGGAAGCCCCTGCTTTTTTTCTTATTTTCTGTTGTTACTACCATAATTGTAAAATTTAAAATTCATAGTGCGCGGGGGAAGGTTCGCCCTTCGTACGCCCGTAGCGTCCCGCGCGCGGTCTGTTTCCGCAGTCATCGGTTTATAGCCTTTACAAAGGGGATTCCTTTTCCGCTGGCTTATATATAGTTCCTCTGATTTGTATTAAGGTAATACGTTAATCGGAAGAAGAAGCGTTACCTATCTGCTTGTAATAGCTGGTATCTTCCATGCTATCCATGTAGTTAAGCATACGCAAAAGTCTTTGCAGGTCTTCCGGGCTTAATTCCCGTTCTTCTTCGTTGTTGTCGTCACTATGCTTGCCAAATAGCCTATGCTTTTGTATGTACGCTTCCGTAAACTCCTTTTGCATCCGCTTCATGTCCTTTGTAAGCTGTTTGTAGTGCCAATCGTACAAAGCCTGCAATTCTACGTACTGCATTTTGGTTAATTCAACGGTAACGTATCTTCTGCGCTGGCGGTAGCTCATCCGTTTTTCGTTTGTAACGTTGAAATAGCACTGGGTAAACAAAGTAAATCCGTACCCGTTTTCCTTTACGTTGAAGGTGTACTGCTGTTTTTCTTCCTGTGCTTCTACTATTTCTTCCAACGAAACGCCGTATTTAGCTAATAGTTGGTCTAACAAACGCTTTGCGTTCAGGGCTTCGCCTTTCTCGCCGCGTTCCGCAAGGGCTTGTAGTTTCTGAACCTTGCTTCTAATGCTTTCAAAATCTTTCTCCATATAGCTGAATGTTATGTTATTTTACATAGAAAGTGACGCGAAGTCCTCTACGCAGGCAGCACTTAACTTTATCTAATCCTGCTTTTAAAGCACGTGTTACAAACTTATCGGCTAAAGTTTCGCCAATCAATTTCAGAAGTCCGCTAACGCCTACCAGCTTGTTAATGCGGTTGCCTTCGTTGTCTATTCCGCTTACTTTAATGCGGAAGTTCTTGTTAATGAATTTGCTTGTATGTATCATATAGCTTTTATAAATTTCTGTAAATTAGCGTGTTTTTGTCATTGCTAAGTGTTCGCTTTTTGCTTACCTTTGCAACTGAACAACTAACACAATGCAAATGTATAGCAAAAGCATACAATATGCAAACTAAAAGTGTTCATATTTTTAGCTGAAAGCCGATTTTTAACTTTTAGAAACAGTTATGTTATGGAAACAAGTGTAAAAGAGCGACTTAAACAATTTATAGATACGCTGAATATTAGCGAAAGGGAATTTTGCAGGCGCATTGGCGTGTCTTCCTCTTATGTTATGTCTATAAAAAAGTCTATTCAACCGGATAAAATGCAAGCTATTAGCATACACTTCCCGGAACTTAATCCGCTTTGGCTTTTGCTGGGTCAGGGGGAAATGTTGTTGTCTGACGGAAAGAAGGAAGGCGAACAACGGCAAAATACGGGCGGGTTGCCTTCTTCCGAACTGTTGGCTAAGTTGCTGGAAGAAGCCAATAGCGAAAAGGCGCGTTTGCTTTCAATTATAGAAAGCCAGCAGCGTACAATAGAAAGCCTTACGGAATTAAACAAAAAAGCCAATGCCCAGACGGTGGAACGTGCTGGATGTGCAAATGCCGTTTAGTATTTGGTCGTAAAGTTCCGAAATTCTAAAAAGGCTTCCATAACATAGTATCACACGCACGTACTTATATGATAATAATATCATACAATCGCCGTATTAAAGTGATACGAAAATAAGGCTATTTTAAGCCCATTTTCGCGTTATTTTATTTTCGCCTTACAACTATACCATTTTGGAACGAAACGCGCTTAATTTGAAAAATCAACAAAAATAACTATTAGCTATATGGTAGAAGTAAATGTAGATAAGTTTTATAGTAATCGGGCTTTGTACCCGTTTATTCCAGCAGTCGTGTTTGACGCGTTGGAAGCTGCCTATTTGTCCGGGAATGAATGTACCCGAATACCGGAAGGGGAATATAATAAAATGATGTCTGACCTTAAACGTGCGAATTTATGCCCCGTACAATAGCTAAACCTTCGCCTATAAGCGATGGGATAAACCGTCGTTTCTTTGAAGCTATTGAAGCGATTGTTAGTTTGGGTAAGGTTAGCGCGTTGGAGGCGTTTTGCACGCTTTACGATTTGAGTGCGCCACGTTATAGGGAAATGCGGCTTACTTATGGTGTTTCTCCGAAGCCCGGCTACCAATCACGCTACAAGAATATAGAAGTAGAAGCGATTTATTCGCTGGTCGTTAATTATCCTATTTCCTCACGCTGGCTTATAACCGGGCGCGGTAAAATGCTTATCGAATAATGAAGTTTTCTATTAAGTACCAATTATCGCCGCGAACGGAAGGGGATAGGCTTACGGAAAACGTGCCTATACGCTTACGGGTGTCTTTTGCTGGTATTCGTGTAGATTTACGTTCCGGCTATGTAATAGACGCGGAAAAGTGGGATAATAATAACGCCTGCGTGAAAGTTGGCGCAAAGAATAGTTTCAACCAAACGGCAGGCGAAATAAATCGCGCTCTAACAAACCTTTCTTCTATTGTTGAAGAAGTCCTAACCCGGTTTGAACTTGACAACCGCAGAACGCCAACTGCGAAAGAATTTAAGGCAGCTTTTGATGAAGCAACCGGAAGGAAGAAGAAGGACGTTACGCCGGACTTCTTCACGGTCTTCGACAAATTTGTAGTAGAAGCTGGTACGGCTAATAACTGGGTTCCGGCTACTTATACGAAGTTTAGCAGTTTGCGTAAGCATCTATACGCATATATGCCACAGCAAATACTAAATCTACTAACGAAGGAAAACTTACAAGGCTTTGTTAAATACCTGCAAGATGCGGGGCAAATGAATACGACCGTAAGCAAGTATATGAGTTATGTACGTTGGTTTCTCCGTTGGGCTTGTAATAACGGCTACTATAATGGGCTTTTGCATGAACAATATAAACCGCGTTTCAAGGGGATAGACTGCAAAGAAGTTATCTTCCTTTCATGGGAAGAACTGCAACACTTTCTAAACTATCAATTCCCGGAAAACCGCAGTTCTTTGTCGTGCGTACGTGATGTGTTTTGCTTCTGCTGCTTTACTGGGTTGCGCTATTCCGATGTAGCCCGGCTACGTCCCTGCGATGTCAAACGGACAACAAACAAACCTTTTATATCCATCGTTACTCTGAAAACCGAAGACCGTTTGCATATAGAACTGAACAAATACGCGCTTCAAATACTTGACAAATACAAAAACATCAAATTCCCCAAAGGGTTAGCCCTTCCGGTTATCAGCAATGCGAAAATGAACGAATACCTTAAAGAAGCTGCCGAAATAGCTGGAATAAAAGAACCCGTTAGAATAGTGTTTTTCAAAGGAAACAAACGTTATGAAAAT